ATTTTTTTTCCATAATAAAAACTTTTAGAAAATCTAACTACATTATATTATTATAAGCGTCTAAAAGATTTAATCACTTTTAATACATATAATTAGATTTGATTAATAATTAAATTAAATATCTCTTTGTCTTTCCGACATTGCAAATATAAGAACTATTTTTTAATCTACAAAATTTTTAGAAAAATATTTTCTTAAAAAGTTTTAATTAAAAATTCATTCAAATATCGCTTTATCTTTTGGACATTGCAAAGATACGGACTTTATTTTAATCTACAAACATTTTCAAGAAAAATTTTTTGAGAAAATGAATATTTTTATTTTCAAAATTATTTTCGTGAAAAATTCATAAAATGAAAAATATTGTGCACCCTAAAAAGGACTTAATATTTGCACTTAATTTTGGAGGTTCACAAGGGAAATCTTCACACGCCTTGTAGTGGGCATATATGATATGTATATGGATATTCTTATATGGCTTATGCCTGCACTCTTGAGAGTGTATTATATACCTGTATATTGATAAGGCCATTAATCGACTAAGGTGATAAAGAATTAAGGCCGATTAGCTATATCCATATTATTGCCCTCTAATAACCTATTAGGTCCTAATTCAATAAGGCCATATAGGGACTATGGTAAGCCTATAGAGATTAGGATAGCCTATAATGGCTTACTAAGTTAGCGTAAGTAAAAACCCAGGTACCTAAGTTAGGTACCTGGGGCAATGTGTTAGTATTCGCAAAATTCTCGTTCAAGGTATATATTGAGATCCTTGAAAAGTTTTATACCAGGTATAGGACCATCCTTTTCTTCGTCCCAGGTATAGTATTCGATAGCGGTTTGTTCAATACCTTCGATATCGGTAATGGATATTACCCAGATTTGGTCCGGGATATAGTATTTAATAAAGCCTTGAGTAATGCCCTGGATGATTCTAGGTCCCAGATTAGAGATACCTGTAATGATGTTAGTTAATCGATTTTGTAATTCGTTGAGTTCCATATGTATATAATATAAATGGGGGCTAGATGCCCCCTTGGGTTAAAGTATTAATCGAAGTATACCTTGAATGTAATATCGTCAGCATTAAAGGTAATATCTGGTTCCTGGTCATCGGTACCTGGTTTTTCGATTTCGAATTCGATTAGGCAATCGAGGTTGTTGATATTAATATTGATTGCCTTGTGTTGGGAAGTAATTAGCCTTGGTAGGGTTTGTTCGAATTGTTTTTCGGATGAACCCCAGATATAAAGATGCCATGGGTAATCAGGGTCATAAGCAATAAGTTTTGAGATTACTGTGTTGGAGATACGATCTGTACTCCAGTTGTTTTTTGTTGTTGCCATAGTGATAGGTATTTTAGAGGGGTACCTTGTTAGGGGTACCCCATTAGTGATTTAGCAAGTGAAAGGTACAATTACTGTGTAAAGGTTTTCGAATTCGTTTACCTTAGGTGCATGGCCGAAGCATGCCTCTGGGTCATAGGCAAATGTATCCCGTAAGCATTCAAGGCAAGTGATGCCTGCAGTGTCATCGTCATCGAAATGTTCTGGGTCATTGATTGTAAAGGTTAATATGTGTACCCCAGCATCCTGGTTATCGATAGTTTGGATTGATACTAGAGTTAAGTAATCGGGAATGATTGTGTTCTCCTGTAGTTCCTGTAAGTAAGGCTTAATAAAGTCTAGCATGCCTGATGGGTAAGAGGGATAGGCATCAGGGGCAGCAATTAATGAAAGATTAATACTCTTTGCAAAATTAAATTCAGTGTTTAAAATACTTGTTCTCATAAGTCTATTATTTAAAAGTTATTATTACAATGCAAATATAAATATAATATATTATATATGCAATAACCCTAATTGCCTTCGTAGGTTATTGAGGGCCTTGAATTATATTTGCCTAAATCCTCGGGGCCATGAATGGAGATTGCCATTTACCTTCCCTACCTTATTGCTTATATTATATAATATAATAAGGGTACTGAGGCTCTAGGCAATCAAGGTACCCCTAAATCACAAAATTGTCCTAGAATACAAAAGTTAATGCTAATATAAATACTAAGCAAATAAATTACATACTTACTAGGAATATTACCTAAATATGCCCCTTGAAGGCCTTAAATCCTATAAACCATTTAGCCATAAAACCTAACAAATAATTTGCCTTAATCACAAATCCTATTGCCTAATCCTCAACCTTATATGTATTATATAATACTAATATAAAGGGCCATTAGGGGTCTGGGATTAGGGGCCATTAATGGTCGGATTTATTTGCCTTTTTAGGCCTTTTTGAGTTTGCCTTTAAAGTGGTGGGTAGTAGAGCTAGATAGCTATATAGTATATGGGCTATAGTGTTTTGTATAGTAGTAGGAGTTTGCCTAGCCTTGTTTGCCTAAATCCCCAAAACCCCCGGCGAGGTACCTTGATATGTATTATATGATTAGTATATAGAATTGGGTTATATGTATAATGGGGGATATGTGTATTAAGTATTATTATATTATATGTACCTTAGTTAGGATGGTAGCTTAGTTAGCGCTATTAAGATTTTCTTTTTATTTTTTGTGTTGGGGGAGTGGTAGGTTATAGGTGGGTTAGTATAAGCCTATATGTATAGGATACTATGATTAGTGATGAGGTGTATAGGATTAGTATTAAGGTTTGTGATATTATATACCTTAATTTGTTTGTTGGGTGGGTGTACTTGTGGGCTTGGTATATTTTCTCATTACGTATGAGGGTTAGGATGGTGACTACGGATAGGATTATTCGGATTATGTGATAGAGGATGTTCATGGTAGTGATATTATATCGATTATGGTTATATCTCTTAGTGGGATTTGTAATATTTCTCTTATCTGTAATCTTATGTGTTCGGAGTGGAGGTGGTTGTTGTTTATCTCTTGGTTGGGGTACCTTAGGTATGGGTTAAGTTCCTCAGTTCTGTATGGGATTACCATTTCCTCTGTGAACCCCTCTGTGTATTCTTTAGTGTGACCTGGTAAGGTTTCGGAATCTGTATATCCTACAAAGTCATAAGTATCGGTATTATCGGTCATGGTAGAGAATATTTCTATAAGCCAAGTAAAGTCCTCTAGAGGTACTCTGTCTAGCCATTCCCATCCGATTGGATATTGGTTTACTGTTATTGTTGGTTTCATGATGTTAATTGAGTTGAGGGTTAAACATTTGTTTTGGTTGGCATAATAGGCAGCAATGAGGATAACCTGCTTCATCGAGGATTCCCAGTATAAGATATCGATTGGTATCTCTGGGAATTTCGAAATAGAAAGCTGGTTTCATGTCGCCATCTATGAATGTAAAAACTATCTGAGTGTTTTCTAGTAACCCATTTAGTTGTACATGAGAAAGGTAGTTATAAATAGCTTTCCTTTGATTTCTTGGGTTTTTATCCCATGAGATGAGCATATCGTCATACCAATTTGGATTATCGCATAGCTTTTTAAGTTGTTGTTGAATATACGGTGTCATGATTTGAAGTAATAATATAAGTCCTCGATTAGTTTATCCTGTTCTTCCCATATAGTATCTGATACTACGTATTCTGATACGAAATAGTTATAGAAAGGCCCAAATAGTATTTTTAATACTATGTCCTTGAGTTCGATATTGAGTTGTTCCTCTTCTTCGGTAGAACTGGGTTTGATTGCCTGAAGTTCTGCCTTATAGGATGCCGTTACGGCATCCTTTAGGGTTTGAATATATTCTGGGTTAGTTTCCTTGAGAATACTTAATTGTGATTTGAGTTCTTTACTTATCATGGGGCTTAGCGATTATGGATATGAATCCCTGTGGATATTGAGTATAGAATAATTGGTAGTTCCCTGTGGGCAAGAAGACTTGCATTATATTTGCAAGTAATGGGTAGATTTTCCATTGGTTTTCCTCTAGAAAGTTATTCCAGTCATCGAATTCTTCTGGATAATTACCTGATAGTTGGATATGATACTGTTCTTGGTCAGCAATAAATAAATTAGTTACTACCTGGATTTCGTCTGATTCCTTTTTATATTGGGTAATTGGGTACCAAAGTCCTTCGGTTTTCCATTTATTGAGTTGGAACAAGGACATGCCCTGTTCCAGTACGTTTAAAAGTTTATATAAGTTTACCATAGTGATTATTTATTAAGTTGTCTAATTAGTTCTGATGCAGCCAGGGAATCAAAGAGTGGGGTTTCTCTTTTGTCGGATTCCCATTTTTCGAGAGCATTATATGTTGCCGTATATTGATATATCATGTCCTCATCTTGTTCCTCGTCCTGGATGAATTCCCGGAGATGTTTTTTGAGTCCAGTAATTATGTAATCCTGATGTTCTGGAGTTAATTGAGGAATACCAAATATGATAGCTTCTACCTGTGATGGAGAATAATCATAGTATTGGTCGTCAGCACCCTTTGTTAGATCCATGTGGGAGATAATGTTTTCCTTTAGATTTTCGAAGAGAACTTCCTCTGAAGCATATGTGATGATATATCCTGAGATATAAGCAGCAAAAGGTTCATCCTCTAAGTCGATTGAGTAAACCTGGATATTGGTATCTTCCTTGTTAATGAGAAGACCATCTGAGTAATCATAAGTATAAATGGGATGAGAAGCAAGCAGTTCCCGGATGGCCTCTAAATTTTTTAATTCTTTCATAACGTCTATATTTAAAATTATTTGAGAAATATTTCTCACTGCAAATATACAAAATTATTTCTAAACTTGTTTCTATAATTACTTTTATTTTTATAAATAGGGAGGTTCTGGGAGGTGTTTTGGGTGCCTCCCAGAGGGTTTTGTTAATATTGCCCTGTCATAGTAATGATAATGAAAAGGGATTCATCATTGAAATGTACCTGGATAGTATCTCCATATGAGTTTGACATGTAATGATGATTAGGGTTAAGTTCTTTTAATGGGTGATGTTCATCCCAATGAGAATTAATGAATTCTATCACGTATTGTTCAAAAGCATCGGATTCTCTGCAGTAGGTTTCTACCTTTTCGTCATCGTCTATAGGATACTCCCGGAATTGGAGATTGAGAGTTCCCATGTATGATTCATCCGGATTTGAGATTTCGTTAACTGATTGAGCAGTGTAACCAAAAGCATCAAGAGTTCCATTGAAGTAACCCATAATGTGATTTGAGATTTCGTTAATAGTTGTCATAAGAAATAAGTTTTGTGACCCTGTTCGAGGTCGGTTAATAATTATATTTATTTTTCTCTTATGCAAATATAGAAATAATATTTTAAATATGCAATAATTAAGGGAGCCCAGATGTTAGTGTTTCTGAACTCCCTGAGGATATATTAACTGGTTAGGGATTATTATAATTCATCGGCCAGCATTGGTTCCTTGGGATTATTTAATTTCTCCTTAGAACGTCTTGTAGCCCAATTCTCGTAGGGTTTGTAACTGAAGGTACGTGTTGTTTCATCGTATGCAGCATATACCATTTGTTTACGGGATATTCTCCTTCCGTAAGTTTTCTTAAGATTAGCAAACCAATCTAGATACTCCTGTAAAGAGTTAAAGATTTCTCTGTTCCCGTCTAAATCATTTTTAGGACGGGTTTTCCATGTTGCTTCTATATAGCATTGATGTAGGGTGATTGAAATAAAGTATCGGCACCAACTACCACCAAAGATAGTGCCCGTGGAGAATTCTATCTCCCGAGCAACTAATGGACTAACGTTATACTTTGTCATGCGATTGAGAAATTAAGTTGGAAAATCCAGTTGTTTCTATCGAGTTGATTGAATGATATGAACCTCCCATCGTTATCGGTAAATTCATTCATGAATTGAACTGCAGCAGATGCTAATTGCCCCTTATAGGGATTAGTATCAGCAGTTATCACGGATTCGAAAATGAAAGAATAATAGGTGGTATCATAGATTTGTACCTGGTTTATATCCAAGCAATTGAGTTTGTAATCATCCTCTAGTTTGATTAAGAGTCCCATTAGAAGATTAAGAAGATTACCCTGTTCATCAGAGTCAAGTTCAAATGTAGATTTCTTTTCTAAGAAATTGCGAACTACCTTAGTTAGTTCGTCTGCTTGATTGTAAGTTACTGAGTTCGTTTTCATATTTTTGTCTATTTTTAAAATGATATGCAAATATAAGCCTTTTTATTTTTATAGAAAAATATATCTATTTTATTTTTAGGGAGGCTGAGGATGTGTATACGCTAAGAAAGGCAGTGGATTAGACTGCCTTTCAATTATTAAGGTAATTGGGGAGTTAGCAAGTATAAAGCCTCTTTTATAATTGAACTCTCCATAGGTTCTAAAGAGGGTTCCTTGTACATTAGTCCACCTTTCTTCTTCTCGTTTTCAAATACTTCATGTATGGCTTGCTTTAGTTTAGTAGCTAATACCTCTGATAACTCCTGAGATTTAAGAGAGGTAAGTAACCCATTCCATATTTCCCTAATATCCTGGTCATTCTCAGTAATGGGTTTTGCTTCTATGAATTCTTGTATACCCGAAGAATATTCATCTAACCATTCACATCCCAAATGTTGTAAGTCATTAAAGAAGATACTAAACTCATCATAAGTAAGTCTAGTATCAAAACCTACTCCATGATATAGTTGTACTAAAGGAGTAAGGATTCTTCTTAGTGTATTGAAATCTTTTAGATGGTCCAATTTTATTCCTGATTCGAGAGGTATTTTATATACCTTTTCACCCTTCAGTACTACTAACAGAACCATTAGTCTTGGTGGTAATCTTTTCTCGTTCATAAGCAAGTTTTTGTATTATGAGTTGTACATAGGTATTTCTTTCCTTATATATGAACATTACCGATAGAAGTATCTCATGTTTCGGTAATATCATTTGTATGAAATTGCCTGGAGCAATTACCGTAGCTACTACTGGAGAACCCTCCTGAGAGAAATTGTCCAGTATCATCTCTGCCCTCTTAATGGGTTCTGGTTTTGTTGGGTCCAAAGTTAGGACTGGAGCAGTTATACATTCCTTGATGCCCTGTGTTAAGGCATTGTATAACCATTCATCTTTTATATCCTCTACTTGGAGGTTTTTCATTGTAATCATATCCTAAACCTATTTAAAGTCCATACACCCAGGATATTAGAGAATACCCATAGTTCCCAGTTTTTGTAAAAGTTATAGGGTTTACTGAATTGAGATGTTTGAAATATTATCTGATTTGGTGTTCTAGATAACATTTCTGCATGGCAAGTTAATACTCCAGAAGATAATTGAGCTTTAAAAGCTCTGATGATATCTTCATCACTTTTAGTCTCTACTGAGGTAAGTAATTTAATAAATTCTACCTCTACACCTTCCGACATGTTTACATTTCTGAAGGCAAACTTTTCTTTATTTTCCATATTCGTCATTTTTAGATAAGAACTCTTGAGCTAGTTCATCTTGAGTTCTTTCGATTATGTTCTTTACTATTGTTTTATTTTCTACTCTAGCCAACATATATAGCATGCCCAATTGAGCATCCATATAGCAATCTATAAGAGATGGGTCCTTTCTAAATACATCCCATTGTTTTACGAAATTTGTTCGAACCAAATCCCTATAACCCTGGTCTGATATGCCATCTTGGTCTATATAAGCAGATACCCTTTTCTTGACTTCTAAAAGGATTTTCTCTAAGCTTTCGGGTAATCTGAAATTTTCTGGTAAGTTATGATATACCAAAGCATTAGGTATCAATTCCTCAAAGGTAAACTGATTATCGAATAGATTTTTAGGATATCTACCTGAAAATATCAATGGTAGCTTATACCTTAGCAACGATGGTACTACGTCGTATATAGCATAATGTCTTCTATATTCTCGGTACAAGTCAAAATATAGATTCTCATCGAATATACCCGATTTCCTCATTATTGCCTGTAAAGTATTATAAGCAGCATTGATATGAGTATTACTCAATTTGAATACTAAGTTGCCATTTTTAATAGCAATGAGTTCACTACAGCATCTCTTTCGTCTAAATAAGTTCATGTGATTAAAATGTAAAGTTAATGTATATTTTCCTTTTTCCCTTGAGAAATTTTTCGTGATTTGAGTCATCATACTTATGGCAAGCATAAGTCTTAGATGATTTATCATAATGGTCTCTTACCCATACTGGAGCAGTATCAGTTGGTTTTAATTTAAAGTATGTACCCTGATTAACCTTGTTAACCTGAGTCTCTTTGTAAGATGTCTTTGGTAGTTCCATATTTTTGTCTATTTTAAAATTGATATGCAAATATAATTCTTTCTTTTTAAATATGCAATATCCGGATATAACTATGGAAGCTTACTATTTCGGAGGAATTGAGATGCAAATGAGCCGTCCTCTTTCTCTTCTTCCTCAAAGTCTTCATATTGGCATAACTCTGGGTCTTCTTCGTCTGGGTCTATACGCATTTCGATTTCTCTACGTAGTTCATGATGTTCTTTAGAGAATGAAGACATAGCTCCCTTATAATCATCAGTAATTTGCATTAACTCTGCTTTATTAAGGTTAAGACCCTCTTTACTTGTATCTACTCCTTCTTGTTTAGTAGCAACTACTTCAGGTAGAGACTTAATGTCATACCTATCCTCCAATAGTTTAGCCTCTTCTGGTTTATCTAATACCCTTTGTGATTCCAATACGATTTGACGTGCCTCTTCAACAGTGATTGCATTTTGCTGTGTTACGTTGTTCTGTTGATTAAATTGGGCAAAGATATTTGTAGTACTTCCTCCAGTAAGATTACGTACTATAGATTGCAATGATGTAGAAGATTCTAGCTTTAATTTAAGGGCCTTTCCCAGCTCGGCAGATATAAACGGTACATATTTCCCTCCCTGAGATTCTCTTAAGATATTAACCTGATGGGCTATTTCCATACGGTCTTCTAAAGCCCATGCTAGTTGTTCTCCCATCAATGCTTGCAGTAAATCCTCTGCTTTATCTTTATCCCATATTCTAGAGCTTAATAGCCTATCTCTCATGAATACCCGTATGTAGTTAATATCTATACCCATACGATATGAGAATGTGTTGATATCATAAGTGATACCACATAATACACCATTACCCATCAGCCATTGATTGATAATGTAGTTATGTATCTTTATCAGAAGTTCATCATTTGGGTTCTTCTGATATTCTAATGCCATTGCAGTAGTTCCCATAGGTCTTGGGAATCTTACTATCTTATTTTCCTTTTCTGACATACAAATGAGATTTTCTGATATCGGAGCTTTCATCATAACCCATATACTCTAAATCGTATCTTACATACAAATTCAATGATAGGTTATAGAAGTAGCCCCTATACTTTTTCTTGTTCACGGATAAATTAAAAGGTTCACCAGAGATTAAGTCCCTGGTGAATACCAAATTACCTTTCCCAGTTATGAGGATTTTAAGGCAAAGTTTATAATCCCCTACCTTAAATTTATTCCCATGCAGGTCTGTGATTTCCCTTGCCATAGTTTGCCTTTTTATGGTTCGTAGGTTTTTTGTCTTGTTTACTACGGTTATTGGTTATCCCCTTTTGCTCTTCGATTAATTTCTGAACCTTTGGGAATAACCTTTGCCTTAAGGGAACTACCTGAGTAGCAAAAAAGGCATTCCATAATTTCTGGGTTAAGGGTTCCCCTATTTTAAGCTCTGAGATTGCCCAGAATTTAGTTTCGAAATTCTTAACTATTTCCCTAAATCGGTAGTAGTATATATTGCCAGTCTTTTTATCTACCCCAATTGTAGTAGTTTGGCAATAATCTAGAAATTCTTTACCTAATTCGGATATAAACTCTTCCCTTTTAAAGTCATAATTCTCTTGGTCGAGCTTAAATAATTTTACGTAATCGATTGCTTCCATATAGATTTAGTTTGTGATTATTAAACGAGGTGTACTTTCATCTGTAATCTGAAATAAGTACCCTCTTACATCATCCTCATAATAAGAGGACCAATAGGTTCTTCTAACTCTGAAGTTATCAAGGATTGCCCCTTTGGGTACCCCAGTAATAAATAAGCAATGCTTAGGCATCATTGGAGTAATCTCAAATTTACCATCCTTGAAATTACCATAGGTACCATAGTCGGGCATATTGCCTGTAAACCCAGTATTAAGAAATACATCCTGAACCAGAGTAGTTTGGGGTATTTCTTTTTGGTTACATTCTATGGTTAACTTTGATTTGCCTATATATAGGTCTTTAACTATTTCTCTAAACATTTGTATACGATTATGCGAGTGATACCATTTTTCTTGAAGTAAAGGCCATTCTGTGAACGTTCCTCTAGCTTCTTTAATTCTCTTCGGGATTCAGTACAAATCCTATCAGATTTCCTTAATATATCCAATACATTATCCCAGATTGGTGCCATTGGTTCTACTGGCCCTGCATAGATAACCTTGTGTTTGGTTTCTATTTGGGGGTATTTTGATTTATACTGATATTTACCTTTGCAGTAAAGTACGTTATACTTTTCTGGTTCGTTTCTTTTTTCGTTTTCCATTTTTGTTGGGGTTAATGTAATCGGATATTTCATCAAGCTGCCCTAAAAGCAAAGCCTGAATGAAAAGGTTTATAGGCCTGAAAAAGAAATTCCTTACGTTATCGGTATTTATATACCAATCGTAAACGATAAAGAACTTCTTAATCTTAGAGTGCTTAAGTGAATGTTGGATTAGATAGGACTTACAACATTTTTTATGTAACTCTACTAATTCTTTGTCCTGCTTAAGCATCTCTTTATCAGAGAAGATTGTGTAATCCATTTTGTATGAATTAAGATGCCCAGGTAATTATCCCGGGCACCTGGTTAGTAAAGGGTTATGCAACTTGTTCTGGTTTGAGAACCTTCTTTCTGAAGTCCTCGTATGCTTTAGCAGCGGCCTTGAATTCCTTGGAGTTCTGGTCCTTGATACGAGCCATTGCAAGTTCCAATCGATGGAGTTCATTTCTGGTTTGTTGTCTCCATTTCTTCCGAGCAAGAGTATCAACTACATCGGCAGGATATACATATTTAACTTCCCGATTAGAGATTACTTGTTCGATGATTGAGGGTTTTTGTTGTTCCTTAACTTCCTTGACAACCTGTTCCTTTTTGGAAGTTTTGGTTTTGGGAGAGAGTTCTACCAATTTAGCATTGGCAAACTTAGTGGCAGCTTCTTGAGCATCTTTTACCAATTCCTTTTTAGTCTTTTTGGCCTTAGGAGCAGAAGCCTTAGCAGTCTTAGAATTTTTAATTCCTTCAAGTTGTTCGGCAACCTTAGTTGCAACCAGGTTAGTAACCTTTGCTTCATTCTTTTTCATAATGTCTATATTTAAAATGTTAGTAAAATGATTAATTTCTTTTTCTGATACAAATATAAGGACTTTATTTTAAATAGAAAAATTTTATTCAAATTATTTTCTATTTGCTCGGGTTAATCGGCTAGGAAGTCGAAGATTTCTGGAGGATAGTTAATTTCGTCCTCTGGGTCATTTATGTAATCTTCGTAATCTTCGTTATATTTATCGTAAATATTATCTTGTGATGTATTAGGTACCCTTGTACATCTTTCAGGATATTTCTTTACAAAGTCATAGGCTTCTTGAGTAGTCATTACCTTGTCTGAGGTAAATTCGTAGGTTACATAGGAATAAGTTTCACCCAATCTAGAAACTTCATATTGCTGGTATCCAGATTTCTCAATCTTATAGATTTGATTTTCTGGAATCGTTTCTATTTCTACCCTATATTTATACCATTGCTTCTCCTCTTCTTTGGGTTTAATTCCCATACTATCTTGAAGAGAGATTAACTTGGTTATTGGACTATCAAAACGAGAAGGAGCAATGCTCACTTCCTCTATGGGGGCATTATTTTTACTCCCTAAGTAAAGTAGCATTGCTCCTATCGCAATTAATAAACCATTGGTTATTTTAGTTTCTGAGTTCATAACCTGTAGCTTCGAATTTATTTTTGATGTTCTTTGCAAAGTATTTACCTTTTGACTCTGCCTGATGTAATTCGTTGCAGACTTCGTAAGGTACATCATCATAGCGATAAACTCGATTACCCTTAAAAGCAACCCAAAGTTGTTTTTTCTTCGAGTCGTAACCAAAGCCCTCAATGTTAGAGGATTCGCAGGGAATCATTTCGACTCCAGTGTTCATTTCTACTGATTCTAAGTATTCGTTCTTTTCCATGTCTATATTAAAATTTTAAAAGTGTTAGTTCTGGGTGGAATTTAAGATTTGCCCTTTGGAGGATTGCCCAGGTACCAAGTACTCCCTGAGAATTAGTGTGTACCCATTCATCTTCCATTCTGAATAGTATATGAGAGCATACCAACATTTGGTATTCGCTTAGCATATTTATCAGTTGAGGAGTATTCTCAATTTCTACGTATAATTCAATGTGCTCATTTAGTGCTCGAATTAATTCATCATCCTCAATCTGAAGGAGTTTTTTGATTAAGTCCTGGGCAATGTCATTCCCATTTTTAACATCCTCTTTGATTGAGTTGAGTGATTCAATCTGAATACCAGCAATGAGCTTTACGATGTCTTTTGTTTCCTTGTCCATAATTAAATTTTCTTTATGCAAATATACTAAAATTATTTTATATAAAATACTCTTTTAATAAATACGGAGGTAAGTGTTAGCGGTTCTTGATTTCCTCTATCTTTTCCTTGATTGAGTCAGGGAAGATAGCATCATCTACCCATCGCATAAAGAATTTAGAAGGCTTCTTTTCTGGGTTGAGAAGCAATTGTCTTTGCTCTGTAGAGAACTTAATACGTTCATCTTCCCTCATATACTTGGGAAGTTTAGTGAATTCTGCTTGAGAGAAAGAGATTATGTTCTTACCAACTTGGGCCCTTAATGGTTTCTTCCTCTCCTTATAGAGATAGGGAATAATCTTTTTCGAGGGTCCCCCAAGAATGCTAAAACCAAAGATTACCATCGGGTCAAATTTATCTGCCTTGGGATCCTTAGCTCGTTTGATACATCTTGCCATCCAAGAGAATGAATTGGGATATTGCTTATTGTCAGTTGCTTCTCCCACGTCCTTTTTATTGAACTCAAATCCCGGAAAATGAAATAGAAAGTCCTCAGTAAGGATAAATACAAATCCCAATCCCCTAAGATATTTAATAATATCTTGTTGGCTTTTACCCTCTTCAATCATTTTTTCTACATCTGCAAGAATATCCTCCCTTGGTGATTCCAATTCCTTAGTTGTAGACCCTGCAGGTCTTCCTCTACCCACATTTGGTGCCTTAGCAGGCAATGTACCAGATAACCTATCTAAGTATTCTTTGAAGTTATCAATATCTTGTTTATTAGTAAGAGTTACTTCTACTCTTATGGGACCGTTATGCTGTACCTTTGGGCCTGAGTTCATCTCGGTATAGGCATCTACTAATCTATCTGACAAGGGAGTACCATTCTCGGATAGTGTAGTGATTCTAAGTTTTGGTTTATATACTTCTTGTTCCATTTCGACTTAATTAGAAAATAAAAGGCCTGAACAATTTTTATATTGCCAGGCCTTCTACCATTATTAACGAATACTCAAAAATATGATAAGTAAAAGTAAAAAGTGCTCTTATTAATCTTCTTCTTTAGCGGCCTTCTTTTTCTTCTTGTCTTTGGCCTTCTTATCTTTCTTATCGGAAGCCGGTTTCTCTTTTACCTTTTCTTCCTTCTTTTTCTTAGTTTCCTTTTCCTCCTTAGGAGCCTTACCTGAAGCAAGTTTTCTTTGCTCCATACGATATTTTTTCTTCTCAGCCGAAGTCATTTCTCTGCCATCGATGAGAGGATAATCGTATTTGGTAGCTGTTCTACCGCCATTTCCTTTCTTTTCCTTTTTCTCTTTGGCAGCCTTCTTCTCAGCTTTTTCCTTCTTCTCTTTTTCCTGGAGTTTTACCAATTTCTTGTTGTTCTCTTGGTCAGTTTCAGGATAGGCAGCAGCAACTTTGTCTCTTTCCTTATTGAGCTTGTTTACAAGTTCGGTAACCTTTTTACCATGTTTCTTGTCTTTGGTCCAATCCTTAGTAGGGTCCAACTTGTTCTCTTTAAGGTAAGCATCCAAAGCTTTCTTAGCCTTTGTGAGTTCCGGAGTCTTGGATTCCGATTTACTCTTCTTTTCTGTGTTCTTAGCCATTTTCATTTATATTAGGTGAATAATTGAATTTCCCATTTACATAATACCATAGTTATACCTTCCTAATTTGGGTTGGGATTTCTTTAATTTCTAGGATTTCTAAACTGCATTGTTTTAAAACTGCCTCAAGTTGAAGTATATCTTCTACCTCTTTCTGAGATAAGTCCGTAAAAGTTTGTTCAAAAGTTTCTTTTTGTTCGCCTCTTATGAAATTAAATTGGGCAACAATATAAGTCCCATGAAGTTTTTTATTCAGGGCTCCTTTAAGAGATATAAGCTTTCTTTTTAGATAATTACTCTTAAGCCTATGAGATTGGTATTCGCCTTTCTTGCCTTTACTAAGAGCTACCTTTTTAAGGTACGAAACATAATCCAATTCCTTGAGAGTTTGATTAATGTTTCCCACTAATAATCTTAAGTCTTTTTCCATTTGGGTCTTTGCATTACTTGGTTAGATACTTCCTGAGTTTCTTCTGATAGCATTTCTCTTGCCTCATTTATTATATTGATTGCAAGTTCCCTTTCATCGGGTCCCAGGTTTAATTCTTTATCTTCTAGTGCATCGGTATAAGTATTTATTAGATTATCCAATGCAAGTATTCGAATATTCTTTCGAATTGCTAATTTCTCTTCTTCCATGGGTATAAAAAGTTAAAGCCCACTACCTTCACAGGCAATGAGCTTTTGGCTGAACAACGTCCTAAGTGTAGGTGTTATTCGTATGAACTTAAACTCTAAATTTATTTAGCAGACTTATGTGGTAGTAGAAGTTAGAGTTTAATCTTCTGATTCTTCCTCTTCTTCGTCCTTAGCCTTTTTGTTTTTCGGAGAACAGATAACGCCATGTCCTTTCTTAGACTTAACGGTAAGAGTTCCCGGGACGAATGATACCGAAGTTGATACCGGTTTACCATCCGTAACCAATACTGAAGTAACTACTACACCCTGATAACCTTCTTTGTTTTTAACGGCATACCCAAAGTTCATTACCTTGGATTTGTCGTTAATGGCAATAACATCGATTTGCTTGCTGTTGGGACGTTGTTCAGCAGGTCGATTCTTGAGTGCTTCTTGACGAGCTTTACGTTTAGCTTCTTTTTCGGGATCTTTTTCTTTACCTCCTTTTTTCTTGGAGTCTGATTTCTTTGTTGCCATAATTCTTAGTGTTTATAAAGTTAATGATTTATAAGTAAACTTCTACGTTTATTAATAGTTGATAGTAAAAGGTAGGGGAATTCCCCTACCTTTTAAATCTTGAATACGGTTACCAAATTATTTTTTCCCTTTCTTACCTTTGCCTTTAGCTTCTTTCTTTGCAGGCAATTTGAGACCGAGTTCTTTGGCAATTGCTTTACGGAGTTTTTCGATGTCATCTTCATCGTAATCATCCGGATCAGTTTCAAGATCTTTGTCATCGCAGACATCTTCCAGTTCTTCGAAATCCATTTCGGCAAGTTCTTCACCGGTCAGTTCTTCCTCCTCCTCTTCCTCTTCTTCTGATTCATCGTCGTCTTCTTCGGAATCATCCTCATCGTCGTCCTCAGAGTCGTCATCGTCTTCTTCCTCTTCGTCATCGGAATCATCGTCATCATCATCCGATTCTTCTTCCTCCTCTTCCTCTTCTTCGTCATCTGATTCAGAACCAAAGAGATCTTCGGCTTCTTCGGCAGAAAGCATGATAGGAGCAGGGATAATCTTTACTGAGCCGTCTTCGTACTTAATGATGATTGCACCATTGATTTCTGTTCTGGAAACTTCTTTCAGTTCCACTTCTTTTTTCTTCTTAGCCATTTTCGTAATGTTTAAGTTGGTTAATAATTTATTTATATCACTCTGTTATAAGTTTCTTTACCAGTATGGATTTCTGGGAATACCCAGATTTTAATAATTCCTCCTGAGCAATATTGAATTGTTTTATCTCATCTAGAGTTGTCTTTAATTCTAATTGAGATTCAATAGTTATTGCCTGAGAGGAGAGTTCATTGTCACCCTGATAGGTAACTATCTTGAACTTCTTACCAGCAAATGGGTTTGCCGGTTTGTGAGCTGTGATTTTAAAACCTTCGTCTTTATTCATTGCTATATTTAATTTTAGTTATTCCAGGAATACCTACCTTCCCAAATACTTCGGTATAGGATTTGTATTTTCCTTTTATCATTGTTTTATAGTTATCGGATAATCGAATTGGGTAGACCCATATTTTATTTTCTATCATCCTATTGGTCATTATATAAGCATAAGACCTTCTAAGTTTAATACTCTCTAATGAAACAAACCCTTGAAATAATAGAGACTTCTTGATAAACCTTTCTTTGGGTAAGTACCCTAAAAATTTAAGTGATGCTTCATCGAATATTTCAAGCATATCCCTTTGTGCTTTGATAAATAGTACCTTTTGTATTGGGATGTTCATCTTCTTTCTTAAATATAAAGCCAATGAACTTACCAATGGGGGATACTGCAGGAATAGCAAGTTGAATTTATTTTTCTCCTCTTGACTCAGCCTGTTGTAAATCCTGTAGGATAGCAAGATTGATCTGTAATCTCTTTTGCCTTGTATACTTGGGAGATATGCCTTGCCGTTGTCCATAGAGTTTGATTGAGTACCTTTCATTGAATTCTTTTTTTCCTTTAGACTTAAAGACTCGGTGCATTTGTACCATAAATCTTCTTCGTCGATGTTTATCCAGGTGATATTCGTCTGGCATTATGAATTTCCTTGCTTTTACGAATTTACCCTTAAACCAGAATTTAGTACTACCCTTTTTAAGAAGTTTACCATTCATATCGGATAATTCTCTAATGCCTTGTTTTATAAGTTTCCTCCCAGATATTATATGGATATATTGAAGAACATCTACCCCATAAAGATAAACTAAGGTAACCTTTACTTGATGTCTAGTGAAGTATGGTATACCAGTTAGATGTTTCCTATATAATTTCTTTTCAGTAACAATCTTATTGGTGGTATCTGGTCTCCAAGTCCATATATAATATCTATCTGGTCGTATGGGTCCGTTGTTACTTTCCTTTAGTTTTACCATTTATATTCCTCTTTGCCATTCTATACCAAAGATTGATAGATTTCTCATTTGCTTCGGGGAATTTCTTTTTCATTCTCCGAATAACTCTATCAAGTTCAAAACCTTTTGCAGTTAATTCAAATACATAAGATTTCTTTGTACCCTTGATAAGATTAAATTCATCCCTCTCTCTGGGTGGTTTCTTTTCCCTTGGTTTCTTTATCCCGGGAACTCGTTTGGTTCTTCTTTGCCCATTTTCTCCTTCTTCTCCGAGAAACCCAAGCCTTAATCGGGAATTTCTCAATGGGTCATCTTTCGAATACCCAATGTTTTCTAATTGCTTATCCATCCAATCGTCATATTTATCAATTAACGATTTATCTGGCTTTTCTTCCGATACATTGATATAATGTAATAGGTCGAATACTCCAGCAGAACAAGCATCTGGGAAAGGCATTCCCAATATGATAGCCTTTCTCTTTAAATCCTTATAAGTCATGTTTCTCCCAGAAGCACCAAGGAAATTTGATTTCTCCTTGGATGGAGCTTTCATGTCTTTTCTACTCTTTTTTGCCATATCATTAATATTTTAAAGTATTCATTTATTTTCTTTGCAAATATAAGAATAATAATTTAATATTATCTTATTTCTCTATTTATTTTTATAAAAATCCGAGGTTTTTGCCCGGTTCGCAGCAGTGGATTTTAGTTTTTTGGGCTTTCTCTTGATATGTGTGTTATAAGCCATATCCAACTTCTTAATATTGAATTCTATATTGTTCACTTGATTATAGTTTACTGCTCTTTCCACACAGCAACGGTACTCTGGCCAGAATTTTTGTCCGAGCTTAACAGATTCGGTTTTAATCATGAACTTAGATACCATAAAACCAAAAGTATCAGCATCATCTTTAGTTTTGAATACATACATATAGAATCTGCTAAATTCATCTACTACTTCATCCAAAGGTCTTACTGGTAGTAGTAAATAACCGTCGGTATATAAGTCCTCGGATATTAAAGCTACCCAATACTTTTTCTTACCAGGTTTTACTTTATACCTAAACCTTTCTTTTAGTTTAGTGTGCATCCAATCGGGTACCCTATTAAGTAGGTATTTGATGTATATTTTGTCCTTTTTATTCGACCGTCTTTTAAATGCAGAAGGCTGTTGTAGCATTCTTGGAAGTATTCTAAAATTATTCCACCTATCAAATTCAAGGATTAATCTTAGAGTGTCCATATCCCATTCATCTTCAGACTCCCTTAACCTCTTCATGTTTCTCTCTATATTTTTAGAGTTTACTTTTGGAAGTAATTGAGCTGAATCTCCTGTAAATAGGCTTGCCTCTTTTCTTTTTAATCGTTTCTCTAAACATCCTTCCATATAATCTTGGAAATTCCTCTCACATGGGCAATCTGGTCGAAAGATAGAAGTATGTTTCTCAAAAAAATCCGAGAATAGCCTAAAGAATTTCTCTGACCGTTCCCGGATTTCAAGGTACTTGTAATGAGATAACTTTAAAATTTCACCAGCTTCCCATGAAGATTTACTTTCTGATAGTTGAAGGAATAATGATTGTTGTTCTTTATCGATTAAACAACTCCAGGCTTTTTGTTGAGCTTCGTTCATAACATTAAATTCTCCTATATCTCATTATACTATCAATTGCTTCATTGGTTATCTGATTAGAGTCATATTCTCCAGAATTAGCATAAAGCTTATCTGGATCATGGTTTAAATATACACTATAGATAACGTTATCGAAAGGTAACCATACTTCCATTCTACCCATCTCTGGGTATATAAGAACTTTTACTCTTTTACAGAGATGGTCAACCTCTAATACTGTAGCATCTACTCCCTCATAGGGATAACCTCGTAATACTAAGTAATCACCAGGTTTTACATTGACTAAATCATCTACTGAAAACTTTTTGTTCTCTCTAGCAATACGTTTAAATCGCCTTACTTCTTTTCTACTACAAGTAGCCACTAAAGAAAAATCATCAAAGTCTTCGGCATTGTCAATTCTTACCTTTTTCTTTCTTGGGTGCATTGTCTCAGTATTACGTAACCAAGTTCTGATACCAGATATATTCCTACGTAGCTTATTAAGAAAAGGCCTTGAAAATGCTAGTTTAGTTGGCATTCTCATAAAACCATAGTTAAATAATACTGGTACTTCTTCAAATACCATCTTACCTTTTGTGGTTTTTCTTAACACGTTTACCATAGGAATAATTGCCTTGATTTGGTCATACCCCTTTTCTTTGAGTTCTTTGTTGATTTTATCACAGTACTTCCTTTCAAGGTAAAATATACAATATGAGTATGGGGTATGCTTCTTCATGGGTTACCGGTTTTTAAGAATTAACTTAGCTTGTTTATGTACTAATTTATAGTTTACATTCTTCAGTATATCACTAGCCATGAATACATAAAGAATCTCACCTATCTTTGGTACATCAATTACCATAATATTTGCCTTATCGAATAGAGGTTTATAGAATACAGAAGATAACTCCTTCCCCACTACAAAGAAAAATTCTTCTGAGGGCATTGAATTATATCTCATACAGAGTATTGGAACTTTATTTGCCCTTTTAGCATCCCTAGAAGCCTGTTCCCAGAATTTCAATATATCGCATCCCTTATTACCTAAGAGTAAATGTTCAAATTTAATCTCTTTATAATTCTTGCATTCGATGGATATTTTACATCTATGAGCATGCCTTTCATCAGTACATGTTAAATCGGAAGTGGAGTCCTTGTTTGAATGCCAAGCTCCACTCCCTGCTCTATTTCTTTCAAATTTGTACCCGGTCCATTTTGTAAACCAAGCACCTATCTTTCTTTCAAATCGATTTCCTTTATTCTTAGAGTTCATGATATAATGGTGTATTGTATTTTATATACCATTATAGTAATTGGTACCTACTCAGGCCTTGGGTCTTTTCCACTTGCAGGATTTTGGTATTACCAAGAGGAAGTGAATCTAAGTGGGTTATCAAGAATAAAGTTTTCTCTTTGAATATGTGACGTATTAACGAGGTAACTACTTCTACATTATCTGAACTTAAAGATTCGAATACTTCATCGAGGAATGCTAAGTTAATCCCCTTAGAAGCAGTGAGAGCTTCATTCATTGCAAATGCCATTGCAACATTACATAATTGTTTTTCCCCACCGCTAAGTTCATCATAATCAATTATTTGCCCATCTCTTTCAATAAGAGTAACAAATTCTTTTCTAGCAGTACCCAAATCGATATTAAATTCAATCCTAAATCCCAATACCTCTGAATACTTATCAAGGCATTTATTTAAAAACTCAAGCGATGAATCGAATAAATAAGCCTTAATTCCATTATTACCCAAAGGGTCATTAATTAACCAGTTATAATTCTCTAACTCTAATTCTTTATTGTGAAAGTCCTCATCAACCTTCCGTAAGTTTTTCCTAATCTCCTTAAGCTTTTGTTTATACTTAGGAGACATAACCTTAAGCTTTTCCTGTTTGAGCTTAGCCAAATCTTCGTCAATAGAAGCAATGTCAGAAGCAATATCATCACAATCAGATTTTAATTTCCTATACCTATCATTTACACTACTAAGTTCTTCCAACCTTTCTAATGCCTCTTGATATTCTTTATCGTATTTATCAAGGTCAGAGAACGCTTTATATATTGATTTGGCATCACGTAATGCACGTTTGTAGTGACCAGCTTCTAACTGTATTACTAATTCTTTGATTACTTTCTTGAGTGGTACATTCGATAGATTCTTTGCATCTTTTACCTTACCTCTCAAATCAAGGATTAGTTCATTTTGTTTCTTAATCTTTATCTGAAGTGAAGCATCTACTTCATCTTTGATTTGTTTTTGTTTTTCAATCAGTAACTTAGTTAGCTTTTCTCTATCTTGCTTTAACTCTCTTCGTTCTTCTTTGATTTTTTTCTTGAAGGATTTTTCTCTGTCTCTCATATCGAAGTAAGCCTCCTTGTTAGCTTCTAATTCTTTCTTAAGCATTTGAGACTCATGCTCTACCTCGTTTATTTGAGATACCAGGTTATTTTTATCCTGCAATGCAATGCCTTTAGCAAGATTTAAGAACTCCAAATCGAATACTTCTTCGAATATCTTTTTCTTATCAGAATTAGATTCTTGTATGAGTCTTTTTATACCCTGCCCAAACATAATTGAGTTCATAAACAGAGTATATGATAGACCTATCTCTCGGTTTATAGAATCTTGTATCTTCCCCTTTCCCTTGATATCAACTATATCTCCATCTTTCATGAAGATAAGTCGGTCTTTACCCTTAGCCCCGTCTTCAAGTACTTCATCATACTTTTGACACCTAACTATTTTGTAAGTATGAGATTCTTTCTGAAAGTATACTTGTACCTTAGTACCCTTGTAATCTTTGGGCCTTACTTGCTTCCAGGTATTTACCTCAGAAACACCCTTTAGGTTTTTCCCATATATTGCCCATACCAAGGCAGAGAGAATAGTTGATTTACCTTTCCCATTTGGGGCCTTGATAAGTATGGTACAAGTTGGGTTTAATTGTAGGTGTAAGGATTCTATTGAACAAAATCCTTCTGCCTCTAAGTTTAAGAACGTTAACATGACTCAGCCTTTTTAAGTGTTTCAATTAATAGATTAGTTTTAACCTCATCTTTAATACCTTTCTCTCTTAGGTATCTTTTTGCTAGAGACTTCTTAGAAAGTTGCTTAGTAATCTTATGTTTGTTATTAACTGGAGTACTAGCTTTTTGAGGGATTACCGTATAATAATTGCCATCATCCTTAATATCCTCTTCCCTTTCTACATCGATGAACTTTGGGAAATTTTTCAAAGGTACAAACTTCAGAGACAAATCTTCATAGATTTTCCAATACCCCAATTCACAATCTCTATCGGTTCTCCTTTGATGGTTAGGGGCTCCAATCATATAAACCTTCTTTGATAGTCTTTGTGGTTTGTGTATATGCCCACATAATACTAAATCGAACTTATTGAGAACATTCACATTTAAGTTTTCTACGGAATCTATTTCCCTACCATCTGTATCTTTTGCACCAGGATAATCGGTGTGTAGTAAAAGAATATTCTTTTTACTTTTATCTAATTCTAACTTCTTTAAGTATTCACTTAGACCCACGTTATTATCAATATAAGGAACCCCATATACCATAATATCTTTATGTGTAGAAGATAGTTGGGTTTTTTCATAATCTAATATCATGATACCATACTTCTCTACTTGATAAAGCCAGCTAAAGGGTTTAGTACCAACCTTACTTATTTTCTTAATATCATGATTTCCAGATATGGCATATATCCAAAATCCTTCGATTAGTTCATTATAACATATCTCTGCTAATTCTTGGTCCATTGTTTCGGCCTTATGAAATAAGTCTCCACAAAATAATGCAGGACAGTTAAACCTTCTACATAATTTCCGTATAATCGACAAAACCCTGAAACTATTCAGGGTCCTGTGATTGTTCTCATTAAACTTAGCCCATAGATTTATATGTAAATCTGAAAAGGCTATTGCTATTACTTCTTTCCCCATATCCTATCTAAATGGTAATTGATTTGTTCCGTTCTCATACCTAAATCGAGCTCAGATATACAAATAGTGGGTATTTCCCAATTTGCAAGCAATTCCCCCATAAGAGATGATATCTGAACTTGGAAGAATCTGTTAAGTATTCTCTTACCATTATCTTCCATTGACCAATGCTTATAAGTATCTAGATTTAATGGTAAGAAGATTGCTACATCACATTGATCTTCCATTAAAGTCTTACATTGACAGAAAAAATGTTCCATTTCACATTCTGGTAAAGTTCTTGATTGCTTATACCAAAAATAAGCAGCCAAATCTGCATAACTCCTATCGGTTACGAAATATTCTCTATCCTTGAATAACCTATTCCTTTTGTTCAGAAGTTGAAAATCTGCTTTATACATTGCCTCCGAACCGAGGGATAATATTTCATTATGTGATACCCCTTCAGTAGCAGGTAATAAATCTGACATACTACCAGAAATAAAAGGTAGATCTTCTCTCTTAGCTACATACTTAGCTAAAGTAGTTTTCCCTATACCAGAGGGACCCACAAACATAATTCTCTTACTCATGATGTAATGCTTTAAATGGTTTTATAAATTCATTTGTCAAAAATGATGCTAAAGAGTATTCGATACAAAGTTCTTTGAATTTCTCATACTTAAACTTCTTCTTTGACTTAATTGGTAACTTATCCAATGGATTATGTCTTACAAACCAGAAAAGGTCGATTAACTGTTCATTCCTTTTCCATATTTGAAGATATTCTTTGTTCTTACTCTGGGCAATAAACTTCTCAATTCTACCCTCATCAAGGATTTTCCTTGCTTTTACTGGGCCTATACCCGGGAACCCTGGTATATCATCGGAAGTATCTCCAACCATTGCAAGGTACTCTACCGTTTCATGAGAATGATAACCGAATAATTCTTTGCAGTTATCCATTCTTATCATCTCATCTTTTCTGGGATTATATATCCTCAGGTTATTTGATAGCAACTGGTTAAAGTCTTTATCCGATGATATAAGTATCATTTTCTCGGATTGGAATTTTTTAATTGCAAGGTATGCTAAGAAGTCATCTCCTTCATATACTGTAGATTTCTTTTTATCGAAGATATAATTAATTCTTAGCATACCCAGCATTTTCATTATAATTGCCTTTTGCTTTTGCAATGATTCGTAATCTACAGATATATTTTTTCTATGTCCCTTGTAATTGGGCAATAACTTCGTCCTTACTGGTGAATGACCATTATCGAATGAAATATAAACCTCATCCGGTTCGAACCTTGTAAGATACATATGTAGAGATTTGAAAAATCCGAATATTGCCCCACTCGGTTTGCCATCGGTAGATTTAAGTTTTTCGAACTTATGGAAACTTTGGTGAAGTAGGTTACATCCATCTATGATTAATACTAGTTTTTTAGCCATATACTTCTTTATATTTATTATAATAATCAGATACTAATTGAACTCCCAGATTCATAATTTCCGAGATTTCTTTTCTAGTAAATCCAAGGTTAATTAACCTTGGTATATAAGACCTTTGTATCTCGGTACCCTTATAATGTACACTATCTTTACCTTTTGCTTGAATCATCCTTCCCTCCTTAGAAGCTTGTGACATATTGTCTTTTTGTGTACCCCAATAAAGATTATTTACTGAATTGTTAGTAGGTACATTATCTTTATGACATACATAGGGTAATCCTTCTGGATTTGGCAAATATACTAAAGCTACCAATCTATGTACTAGCCATTTGGTTGTACCAAGGCCAGGTTGAGATAATCCTATAATATACCTACCCTTTTTATTTAGGTGAGGTTGTTTTAAGTGGTATCTTTTGTTTAATATACCCTTACCATTTACATCCCATCTGGAATATATCCTACCTCTTTTGGATATATGGTAACCTGGGTAACCAGGTATATTATCATGAAGTATTTTATCCTGATACTTACCTTCTCCATGAGGGTAAATAGGGGAAGTCCAAGACAGACTCCCTATCTTTGCCTTGGACCTTGTAAATTGGGTTTTCTTACTCATCCTCTAAAGTCTAATTCAGTAAAACTTCTTGAACCTTCTCTTTACCAAGGTAAACATCCAAATAATTCTCTGGCAAGCTATATTCATCAATATATTTAACCCTTGGTTCTAATCTTAAATTCTTCTTAAGGTATTCTTTGATCACTTTCTCTATGCCTTCTGTCTCTTTCTTATTCATCTTCTTCCTCCTCCTCTTCTGAATCTGAATAGTTTTCATATTCTACTCCATCGACTGGGAAGAGATTTGTTTCTATCTTCTCCAATTGTTTTTTAGTAGTACCTATAGTATTTACTCCAGCTTTTCTTAAAAGTTTTCTACGAAGTTCATCATCCTCCTCCAAAAGCTTTTGGAATTTCTCTTCACCTCTTGCAAGTGTCTTACCTTTTAGTTTATATCCACCAGTAGTTTTTTCGATTACATCGGTATCTACCAATACATCCTCTAAAGCATAGCATCTATCAAATCCAACCTCATGGAATTTAGGGTTGAAATATACTGGGCATTTGCTAATTGTAGGTCGAGGAGGAGCGACCTTATTTTTAATAAGTCTAATTGTGACAAGTTTCCCAGCTTTCCTTTCTTTCCCATTTTGTTTGATGGTGACAGATCTTCCTGAATAGAAAGCAGCTCTGATTGAAGCGTAGAACTTAAGTGCTGCACCTCCTGTAGTTGTTGTATTATCTTTTCCGAATCCGACATTTAAAGCAGTTCTTAATTGGTTAATATAAATTTGAGATACTCCCAGCTTGTAGAATAATTCACTTCTGATACGGAAGTATTTGTAAAGAGCCTTTGCTCTACCTCCCATTTCGGCTTTACCATCAACCATCTTAGCATCAATATTATCTGTACAGTCAGTAGCTGCAATAGAGTCGATTACTAAGAGTATCGGTTCATTATGAGTTAATTGAGAACGTAAATATATTGCTAAGTCTGCTACTACGTCTGCAATATATTCAATACGAGTATCATTAACAATGGTTACTCTTGCAGGGTCTACTCCATTAATTTCAGCCCATGAATTCATCCAGGATTGTTCAGCATCTACCCATATCACATGACCTCCAAGTTGTTGAGTAGCATAAGCAAAGTTATAAGCCACTAAAGATTTACCCGAGGATTCCTCTCCAGCAATCTCAACGATTTTACCATAAGGAATACCCTTACCGAATAAGTAGTTCAAAGCAAAGAAAGTAGATGGTATATATAAATCTGTATCAGTTACTTCTGAAGCTAATTTAATCATACTCCCATATTTCTTTGCCATCTCATTTGCTGTTGGTACTTTTAAACCAACCTTAGATTTCTTTGCCATAATGTAATATCTTTAAACTAAAGAAGGTGATAACAGAACGAATCTAATTACCACCTTCGAATGAAACCATATTACTAACCCTTAAATATCCGATTTGTATTTTCTTTTCTTTTTCTTGGGTTCATCGTCTTCCATGTAATGGTCTTTGTGAACTCCCTTTTTCTTTTTCTTCTTGGTTTTATCATCCTCATCGTCATCCCCATGGTCTTCATTTAGATACTGTGAAAGTAAATCTTCCAACTCATCATAGGATTTGATTTGAGAACGAACTATTCCCTCAAGGTCAATTGTACCCTGATATTTCTTGTCCAATTTAGTTGGTTTGCAAGCACGGGCAGAATAAGTGGTATCTAGTTTACCAGACCCGGAACGAATTACCTTGATATCGTATCCAGTTTTTGGATCTGTCATATCACCTGCCTCATCTTCATCAAGGTAAAGGTCAATGATATCCTGGTATACTGAGCGAGGAACTAAAACTCCCTTATCTTTGCCTTCGTAATCTACCTTACTACCCTTTTCGTCTGAGTAGATGATACCACCAATGACATATCTTCTTCTTGGTACCAAATTCTTGGCAAGTTCCTTGTCATCTTCATCCTTGGAGTTTTTCAGTTCTTGATACTTCTCCATAAATGGGCAAGGTTCATCAAAAGTAGCCGGAGATATAACTCCTCCCAAATTGCCACCCAGGTAGAATTGAATAATTTCGATACCCAATTCTTGGTCATCACCAGGAGATTTAATTCTCATTCTCAGTGTTCCTTCTTTTGGATATACCAACCCACTGCCGTTTCCCTTAGATTCTAGCTGTTTCTTTCTAGCTAGCATCTTTTCTTTTGTAGAAAGCCCTTCTGATGAAACTTTCTTTTTCTTCTTGTCTTTTATCATAATGATTAGTTTTAATTATTCGGTTCTGAGTAAACTACTTCGTTCATACTCAATACGGTAAGAACGTTTTTCTCTAAAAGTTGTTTGAGAGCAGGAGATAGTTTATCCGTTTCGAATTCAAGTTCTTTACCTGCATACAAACCATAGGTAACTATCCTACCTACAGCAACCAATTCTCGGTAGGTTTTGTATTCTTCAGTAATTTCTCCACTCTTTACTACAACCCCTTTACGAGGAACTCCCTCTTTTACTTGTTCAGGGATAATCAAACCAGATTTAGTTTGGTTTACCTCCTTTGGAGATAAAATAAGTACCCGGTTTTCTGTTGGGCATCCAGGTAATTCTTGATTAAATTTCTCAGCTACAAGAGATGAGATAAAGGTCATTGAATAATTCATATTCTAATACTGTTTTTAAAAGTTAGTAATTGTTTATAGTTCAATAGGTTAACCCTTTCTTAGGTTCGCATTAATAGTTCTTAATATATTTTCGCGTGACTCATAGCACTTACATATAGTTATGAACTTATTTGCTTTTTCTACAGCTTTCAAATACCTTTCATTGATAGAAGAGTATTTCTTGTTAAGGTTTGCTTTATGAGATACATATTCGTTATTCCACCTTTCATTAGCATCCTTATAATATAACCAGGCATTCGAATAAGCTTCTTCTTTTTCCCTTGCTAGAGCATCTCGTTCTTTTATATACTTATCTCTCAAGGAAGCAAGTACATAATAACTAGAAGGAGATTCTCGTAGCTGAGAATTGATGATATTCTCATTGATAGATAATTCCTTTTGTATATCAATCTCAATAAGTTTACCTTCAAATTTAACCTTTAGTTTTTTCAGTTCCGTCTTCATAAACTTCTAATAGGTTTTTAAAGTCTTCTTTACTAAATTCTCCTTTGCTTATTGCTTTAGTTACTTGAGCAAAAGCCATTTGATAAGAGAGTTTCATACCGGGCAAATTAAGAAGAGATTTATAGATGCTTATCTTATCTACCAAAGCCATTAATCTTAAGTCGCATAAGTTATCAGTACCACCTCTATCTAGTAATGCTAAAAATGCAGCCCAATAAATATGGGTGGCATCTTCATAAGCAAGTTTACCATCCTCATCTGTAGCCATTACTTTAAAAGCTAATCCCTCTAAAGTAGTAAGATTAGTTTGTACTTGAGATAACTGAGTCTTTAATCGGTTAAGTAACATTTTTTCTTGTCCACTCAACCTTAGATTAACCCCATCTAAATACTTAAGTAAATTTTCGATAGAATAACCTAAGCAACCTGCAACCATATAAGTGAGGGCAGTTAACTTACTTGCATTATCAATCTCTTTCTGTGTTGCCATAATTCCATAAATTTATATTATTTATGTAGACATAGTATCTTCTCTTTTCGATTCTGTTATAATGGTTGATACAGATTCTGAATGCTTCAGATTAGTTTTACAATTTGGGCATTGTACTATCCTAAAATAATCTCCAGATTTATTATAAACCCCAAAAGTTTCACTGGTATCATATTCAAATTCGCAATCACATACTGGGCATTTAGCCCTCCATACTGTGGGTCCGTTCAAAATCTTTTTCATAACGTTTTCTTTTCTTAATATATTTATATACTAACATGGGTGATATCCCATACTTCCTAGCAAGTTTTGCTTTTATCATACCAGTATCATACTCATAAAGTAATTGAAGTATATCGGGTCTACTTAACTTTGTATCTGAAAATTTAAACCTACCATCTCTAATACATTGTTGAGTATTTTCCTTAGCAGTACCCCAATATAAGTTCTTATAATGATTATGAGTTCTTATATTATCCTTATGACATACATACTTATGATTATTTGGGTTTGGTACATATACTAATGCTACTAATTGATGAATGTTATAAGTGTACCTATATCCATTCGTATCCCTAATAGAAACTATAACATATCCGTTATTTTTAATTCGATTAAGGGATAATTTTACCCAACCTTTACCCTTATAATTAGAATATACCTTACCATTCTTGGTAACATGGTAATTAGGGCAACCAATGCAATCTAAGTTTCCCTTTAAAATCTTCCTCATACTGCTTTATCTCTTTACTAAACAATTTAGGATAATCCTTAATGATTACATTCTTATACTTCTTATGTTCTTCCATATACTCCTCTACTGAGAAATCTGGTTGAAGCATCTTTCTATAATCATACCCAGGAATAAAAGGTAATTCTTCTGCCATTGACCTACCAATAGAGAAGTCCATTGACATATCTACATCATCCACTTGAAAACCAAAATATTTCTTAGTACTAGGGTTTCTCAATATATCCCATATTTTAAAAACAGTCCAAGTATTAATATATTCAGGCTTTGAGTAAAAATAGGCTGCATCATGAACAGTTGCTACTTCAAGCATACGTGGTAATTTACCTTGTCTCATTAACCAATAAACAAGAATAGCCCCAAAGTTGGTCATATTTGCTGCAGCACCTTGACATGGGAAATTAAGTCCCAAACGAATAGCATAAGCAACTTCTTGTTTGTCGTTTGAATATATCTGAGGTAATCTTCTCTTAGTACCAAATAACTGGGTATAATACCCATGCTTACGCAGGAATTTCTCTTGCTTCTCTTTAAATTTAAGTATCTTTGGATGTTTCTCAAAGAACTCTGCCATTTCTTTATGTGCTTCTTCTTTAGTAACTATAATACCAGCTTTTGGGTCGGATAATTTTACTGCAAGTAAAGCTTCTCCAATACCATAAATCAAACCGAATGCAATTTGCTTAGCTTGTTTTCTTCTAGTCTTCCATAATTTATGGTCAGGATGATTTTCATCTTCGTATATTTTAGATGCTTCCTCAATTGATACTCCATATTTTGCTGCTGCTATACCCAAGTGAGGGTCAGCCCCCTTTGCAAAAGCATCAAGATAGGTTTCATCACCAGATAAATGAGCCATCATTCTTAACTCTGCCTGTGAGTAGTCAAATGCCATATATAAATACCCAGGAGGAGCAACTAATTGTTTCTTGATATTGGGGTCTACAGATGTCTTTGGTATCTGCTGCATATTTGGGTCTGCAGAACTAAACCGATTAGAGTCTGTACCATGTATATTATACCTACCGTGTAATCTAGAATCATCTTGTACCTTTTCCCACCATCCATAAATATAGGTCTTATACATTTTCTCTAACCCTCGTAATTCAAGAAGCTTATCAAGAAATATTGCCTTTGGTGAATCTGGCTTTTTAATAGTTAACCTAAGGTTAGTAAGAGTTTCTTCATCAGTACTTGGTTTACCAGATTCATTATCCTTAATCACATCAAAGTGAAAACCATCTTCTGAATACATCAATGCAGGTAAATCAACTGGGCTACCGAGATTAATGGGCCTTATTAATTCTTGTTCCTTTTTAGTTGTGAATATACCTGCTTTGATATTTGAGATTTTCTGTTCCCTTGATGCAATCTTCCGTTTATCTTTTGGGTCATTATAATCTAACTCTTCAAGTTCATCTTCAATAGACTGAATATATTTATCAATCTTTTCTTGGTTATACTTCTTTTCGAATTTCTTTACTCTTGGCAAAGCGTATATTGCATCTCTAGCAGCATCTATTTTTGGTTTATATTCTTCCAAAAGCTTTTTATTGAACTCAGTATCTAGATATAAACCTTCCTTTTCTACCGAGGTTAGTACTCGTGAATTACACATGAATAAATTACGGAATACTGAATACAAACCTAAATCCACCAACTTCTTCTCAAAGAATATCATTAACCTAAGAGTATAATCCGTATCTTGACATCCATAATGGCAAAGTGGGTCTAATTCTTTTTTATCCCAAGGTATCTTATCGAAAGCATCTTGTTTCTCATAATTACCATACTCAGGTAAATATCTCCTTACCATTGATTTTAGGTCATGTGGTTTTTCCTCATTGAGAACATATTTTGCAAGCATACCATCTAAACAAGTACCCCTATAGAATATTTGATACTTTTGATTTATCTGGTCATCAAACTTCCAGTTCCATGCAACCTTTACAATGTCATAATTCTCAATTACCTCTTCCCCAAATTTCCTTAGCATCTTTTTCCAATTCCAACCGGGTGAAGTATAATCTTTTGTTTCGAAATGGTCTAAAGGAATGGAAGCACCAAATCCTGGCATCCAGGATACTGAGAGTATAGTTGGCTTAAAACCCTTATTATATATTGGTTCTGCATTTGTTTCGTAGTCACAGCAAGCATAACCAGTAGCTTTACAACAAGCAATAAGTTTCTTAAGCTCCCTCTTGTTTTTTATTATTGTATACCGTGTCTCCATATTTTAAAATAGAAAAAGGGACATACCCACCAGTAGTAGATACATCCCTCATTATTAGTATTTCTCTTGTAAGTCTTCCAGATTAGATGCTAATGCTGTCCAATCTTTCTTATAAGAATGAAGAGAATCAATAGTGTGATATAGGTAACCGGGTTTTACTCCTACCTCTTTAGCTACATATTCCATAAGTCTCCATGCAAGGTATACATCGTTACCGAAGTGAGTAACAAAATCAGAACTTCTTTGGTGATAGCAAATGTGTAATACCTTCTCTCCCTTACCATTCTGACGAATAAGGAAGTCATAATACATGGAGCATGGTATACGTCTACTACCATCATACCATAGAGTGTCTAAAGATTCCGGGTCACCATTAAAGATTGGGAGTACTGCTTTACGAGTATCATTGTCATCCTTAAGCAATTTAATTAAGTCCTTGATAACATGGTAGATTCTTTCATTATAGGTATAATCAAATTTACCATTTACCAGGAACTGTTCCCATAAATCTTTTCTTAATTCCCAAGCTTTACCTGGATTAATTACATCAGAGGTATCAATCCTTTCTTGAAACTCGGCATCTGCCCATTCCTTGGAATGAGAGAATACGAATAACCATACTGGGTCTCCAAGTGAAGTTAAGCAATATTGTTGGCAAATGAGTTCCTTAGTTACAAAATCTTCATTACCTTCAATATTCTTATTCTGATAGGTCTTTGGTTTTACAGTCTGACCATAACTGTTGAGTTCTCTGCCCATTTCGGACATTAACTCAAATGAACTACTGTATATCCTCATTCTTCTTTTGTTTTAATAAAAGTTTCTTTTTATATGCTTTACGTTGAGAGTAAGAGATTACATTCTCTGGATATTCTATATCCTCATATTCAAGAAGTAATTCTTTTGCTTTCATTGATTTATATGTTTCCTCATATAAATCTGGTCTGAGTACTTTAAAACTTCTAAAGAATACCTTGAATGAAGAGAATTCCTTCTCGGTACCCTTTTGGAATTTTTTCCATATCTCTTTTATCCTCTTATTCCATGAATTCTCTTCTGCTCCCCTAAGTACCTTCTTCAAAGGTTTATGGGTATGATACATTAGAAGTGTCTCCACATTTCCGTACATTTGAGTCGCAAATAGGTTGATTTGTACCGACTGATCCGGTCCATATACGTACTCTGACATCCGTTGAATTAATAGGAAATCGAATATTAACCTCTTGGTAATTTCCGAAGCCCGAACTACCATTGTAATAACTGGTATGTCCTCCCCGAATCGTTTTGAAAAAGTCGCAGCTATTAGACATTGTTTACCATTATCATGATGATTGTTAAACATATAGGTTATATTGTAATTCTGATTGTACTTATTTCTCAGTACTCTCAGCTTACTACGCAACAAGTCAAGCTTATTAAAATCTATGTAGTTATTCAATAAGCTAGTCCACTTAGTTTCTTTATAATTGAAACATCGCCCATAATCAAATTCTGGGTCTACCCATGCTTTTCGTATCTTTATAAATACATTATACACTACAGCTACCCCACTATTGGCAATAGCCCCCTTTGCAAATAAAGCAGGTTCTAATCTTAGGAATCCCTCATTGAGTTTTTCCCATGCCTCTTGTGAAGTAGCAAATTCTAACGAATGGAGGGACTCCTCCGGATTAAGTTGAAGTCCCTCTAGCTTATGATTCCATCCCGACATGCTAGTAATTAGTATTTTGTCTCCATAAGTTGAGACGTTGTTTTTTAAAGAATAAACTAAATAATCCGCAAGGAGTAAACCCATTCATGGCTAAAAATCCCATATAGAGATAGAATGACTTTACCAAAGATTCCTGAAAATCTATTTCTTTGGTCATCACTTGAGTTTGTTTCCAGGGTCTACATTTAAGGAAGTTCCTTGCTTTATTAAGTTCATATATTACTTCCCATAAATATAACTTCTCGTTTTCATGAGATATCTCGCTCATTTCATGAAAACCCGGGGTATAAGAAACTATCTTATCATATTCTGCCCTATCTTCTCTTGCCCAATCAGTTGGACTTAGTATAGGGTATTTCCTTACACTTCGATGATCTGGGTACTTAATGAGTAGTTCTTTAACTCCAATTGCCATTACCTCAAATAAACTCTTGGCATCTTGATATTTTAATATATCTTCTGGCAATATATTAGAATACAAAAGCAAAGTAAAGAAGAATCCCAAGGCATCTGCTTGTTCCTCATTTGCATTTGCTAGATGATTTAATACCTGGGTATATTCTTCTTGAGTTAAGCAATCATTATTCCACCCATAGTTACGGTATATAGATACTACTTCATCGGTAGATTCGAATCCTTCGGTTAATTCTTCAATAACTCTACCAATAAAATCCTTTAGAATAACTTGGTTCTTTGGGTTATTTATATCTAAGGGATAATCTGGTAACTTCTCTATAGATTTATATCCAGAGAATTGTTCTATCCCAAGAACATACATTTCTTGTAGTACCCGTGCCTCAGTTTCTTCTACCTGAGGCACTTGTTCGTTTATATTCCTGATGTCCATGATTACTTACTTCCTGATGAACCGAAACCATTCCCTCCTCTACTTCCCCACATTTGGGATTCGGTATAGAATTCTTCTTGCTGAATCTCTTCTGGCTCGGTAATATAGATGGGTACATGAATAAATTGTACTAGCTTTTGCCCAGCCTCAATAATCTGGGTTTCTTTAGAAGTGTTATATACTCCGATGTGTATTTCACCAACATAGGGAGAATCTACTATCTCGGCAGTAAAGATTAATCCTTTCTTAGTAGCTATACCAGATTTGTTTGCTGCCATTAACATAGATGCAGGAGGTTCTAGCAAACCTTTGATACCAGATGGGATGAGTATCCTATGCCCGGGTTGTAAAGCTATATGCCTTACGAAATGTTCACTAAAGGGAATATCCAAATCATACCCTCCTGAATCGAACTCATTTTTAGAATGGATATCCTCTGAAGTCAGGTTGGTTGGTACATAAAAATCTAACCCAGCATCATTTGGGTTTGCTCTGTTGGGAGATACTACCTCCCTTACTTTGATAAATCTAAATCTGTTCATAATATATTACATTTACGTAAAAGTTGTCCAAAGGTTAATTTCTCGGGTCTAGAAACGTGTACTCCCAATGAATTACACATCTTTAATACATCCACTGATCCTTCCATACACAGGTTAGCAAGTACATCCTCTTGCTTTACAAAATAGTTTGGGTTATTAAGATATACCTTGAACATAGCCCATATCATTTCTATTGTTTTCATTATTTAATACACTCTTTATAAAGTTCTCTAATACGTTTTCTGGGTATTTCGAATTTCTCAACAGTTTTGGTAATAACTTCTTTTTTGTCTCTCCCTTTCCGAATCAAGCCTCGGATGTACTTCTTGATACCAACCGTGTCTTCTAATACATCCAAATCCTTGTATTGATTCTTCTGTTCTAGCTCTTTCCTTGTAATGTTCAAATTCTGAGACATCTTGAATGCACAGAGTTCTGAGTCTCCACATAGTTTACATTCTTTAGTGGATAAATCATACCCAATACCGAAACAAGGGTCTCCATTAGCTCCCAAAGTACTAACGTCTATGGGAGTAAGAATATCTTGCTTCGATAAATCAGGAAGTTGTTTCTTTTTCTTAGCCATTATTCTTTTGTTTTATAATATATGTATATTTCACTGTTTTCTTCTATCGGAACATAAGAATAACCGATGTTATTAATAAATAGTTCCCTGAGTTTATATAAGTCTGGGTATGAATTTTTCTCATGATTCGATTGACATACTTTGACTACCATACCATTACTCCAGTACAAACAAAAGAAATGAGTAAAACATTCGGGGGTATTTTGAGAAGTTTCCAAGCTTGATATCCATATCAAATCTCTACAGTTGAATACATGTTTAGGATTATGTACCTCCCCAACAACAAGAGATTTAAACCATTCCCTAATCTTCTTCATCATAAGTGTAATTAATGTGTTTACAATTGGGACAGACCCATTCCTTGAAATGCCATCCCTTGATTTCTAAATCCTCTTTATGAAAACGTTTCTTACATGAATGGCATTGATAGCCATCCTTAGAAAGTATGAAGTCTAAAGCGAGTATTATTATTGTCATAATAACAACCGCTGTAATTAAAATATATTTCTCCATCACTGAAAGCCTTTGATTTTCTTTTTAGTGTTATTGGGTTTTCCTTAAGAGTACCCAGCAATAAATACCTGATGCAGAGATTTGGATTATCCTCCAACCTTCTGATAAGAGAGTAGTTAGTTTAGTATCATCTTCATCTCTGATACATATTAGTTTATCATTATTCATAATGCCTATATGCTTATTAATTGTAATCTTCTTTTCCTCCTACGGAGAAAAAGTAAATACTCATAGTACTTCTAGTTAACTCTTAATAAGGCTATGGTTAGGGTGTTTCTTCCATAGCTTATCTAACAGTATTACTTTCAATTCTTGTCTCTGATAATATTGCTTCCGATGTTTACCGTGCCTATCTAAATAATCCCCGGGATAGTGAAGGTCATCAAGGTATACTTTCTTTTTCGATTTATCAGTTCTTACCAAACGACCAAGGAACTGAATGGATTTTTCTTGGCTATCCATACTTGCTGCATTAAGTAAATACCTAAGCTTAGGAAAGTTTTTACCTCGAGCAATGATTGTAGTTGATACCAGGATATCTATTTTACCTTCTCTAAAATCCTTCATTATTTGTTGTCTTAACTTAGAGGGAGTATTAACATGCACATAGGCAATATTATAAGCATCGCCCAGTTTCTTTTTAAAGAACTTATATAGATTTTCACAATGTGCAATATGCTTGCATACTACGAGAGCAGGATATCTGCCCTGATTAATATTCCATCGTAATCGGGCATAAGCCATTTTCCTTGCATACCTATTCAAGGTAATAGAATCATCATATATTTCCTTATAGGAAATACAATTAGATTCCCAATTACCATACCAAGGTTTACCAGGTACCATCTTTACAACTGTTTTTGTTGAGTAACCTTTTTTGATAGAATCCTTGAGTTTGAACTCAGCAAGTACTTTACCAAAGAAACACTCTAAGTTCATATTCTTAACCTTATCCTTAGCAAGCTTGCTCATATAAATGGTACCAGATAATCCTATACGAATTCGGGTATTAAACAATCTAGTGATTACATTCTGATATTGCTTACTACCCCCCTGGTCAGCCTCATCCACAAGTACCATGTCTATCTGAGATAATTCTTTTTGATAGAATCTCATGTTCCTCGAAATAGATTGAACCATACCTATAGTAAAGTTACTCCAGTTTAAAACCTTGCCTTGAACAAAAGTGATATCTTCTCCCGGAAGATATTGCTTAAATTCTTCTCTAGCTTGATTTAACCAATCTGAGTCATTAGTTATTAGCAAAGTCTTTAACTGCTTCTTATAGGATAAATATAAAGACGACATGATAAGTGTTTTACCTGCATTAACAGTGTAATCTAATACGCCAATATGAAAAGGTGTATTCCCTATCTTATTATTGATAACTGCCTTAACAGCTTTCTCTTGCTCTGGTCTTAATTTATATTTGCCTATATTCGTAACTACTTTACTTACTTTAGGTAAAGGTTGTCTCATATCTACAACTTTAGGTTTAATCCCCATCTCAATACACATATCGTATATCTTGGGAAGTAAACCTATTTTAAATTGCCCAGTCTTGGTAATGTAATGAATCTTACCGTCCCAATTCTGCATACCTCTTTGCCTTGTCCTTAAATAAAAGGCATTCGGATGTCGAATGGCAAACTCATTATAGAGTTTCTGTGCGAACTTAAGAGGTAAGTCAAGTTCGCACATATTCCCATTCTGAATTATTATCTTACTCATTTGATAATTACCGTTACTCCCTTAGGGGCTTTATCCATGCCCATTGCTTCCTTAAGAAGTTTGATATGATGTTCCTCATCGGCAATCAATTTCTCAAGGAAATAATTCACATCATCGTAATCTAGACGTTCCTCGTATTGAGCAATTGCTCTTTGGATTTTCTTATAGTGACCAATAGTTTCTATCTCAGAATTCAAAGCAATCTTTAAAGCTTGTTCCCAAGTAGAACCAATCTCAATTGTAGGATTAATATTCATGGTAGAGTAATCCTCATAGGGATCGGACTTTTGTAAAAAGTCAGATATCTTATCAAGGTGTCTCATCTCTACCAAACCAATACCCAACATCAATTCGGATATTTCTTCAAATCTAGAAGACTGTTGGGTATACATAATGATGGCACTTAGTTCTGAGAACTTGGCATTCTTCCAAATCACATAGAACATATTAATTATCTCATCAGGCCATGGTTCGATATCCTTAAAATCGGGATAATCCACGGATTGGTCTGAATACTTGAGGACATCTATAAAAGCATTAGCTGCATCCTCTACTCTGTTTCCGAAAAATTGTAAACCTTTCATATCATTTTCTTATAGAATCCCAAAGACTCCCCTCTACTTGAGGCTCGTCTAAGGTTCGTTTATTTTTATTTTTATATAGGTATTTATTATATCTTTCGATAGCCTTATCATTATACATTTGACTTGGTTCTGGTAATCCATTACACCAAGCAAGGGCTTCGAACTGGGCATCCAAAAATTGAAATACATTCCAATCCTTTTCATCCATTAGATTATGAATCCTAAGGAAGTGAACATATTTCTCTGGCTGATGTTCATAAGATTCATATATACCAGTAACACTAGCAACTCTTTTTATAAATTCATCATGGATATCTTTGGTAAAGCCTGGGTCTTTATCTTCCTTGAGTTCTAATTCGGCCTCTACCTGATTAGTAATGTTCTCCTGCATGGATAATAACCTTTGCATAACATTATGATAATCAGTCATCCTCTTTAACCCAGTCTCAATGTATTTAATAAAACCTTCTCTGGTATTAAATTTAAAATCCTCACAGAATGTATTACATATCTCGGCAAGCTTTTTACAATTTGCCCATTCCCGAGAATTACTCTCATTTATTTTACGAACCCCTCTATGCTTTAACTTTATACGAGTTGCATATAATATATCGGCAACAAGGGCAGCATCCCCCTTAGATGCTAGTAAAATGTTATTAACTCGCTTAGTATTCTTATTGTTAGAAACTAAGACTGCTCTATGATTTATTGCCTCCTTTCGAGCAATAACAAAAAAAGCCTCAACGGGGAAATTATCTACCTCTAAGGCATTTAATATTTCCTCAAATTGAGACTTAGTTATATGGATAGATGGTTCACGCATAAATATATTATTTTATAATATAATAGGAACTCCCTATTTCAATGAGTTTCTGATTGATATCAATTCTTGATAACTTTGGTACCTGGTAGCATATACTAACTTAAGTGTCTGACTTCTCCCTAAATCATTTACGTCTTTACCGTCTGGTAAAAACACCACCTTGACTTTTTTATATGCAACAAGCTTGAGAGCCAAGTTGATGGCATATTCTTTTGCGTCTGGGTCCAACAATATAATAAATCTTTCGCATTGGGATTTAAGTAACTCATTGACTTGGAATGCAGATATAGCTTTGCCCATTGTGGCAATTGCTCTATCCCCAATTGTGAGAGCATTAAGTGCCCCTTCGCAAATGAATACCGACCGATACATCTCCAACGCATCATGATTAAAGATGATAAACTGTTTTCCCAAACCTGTAATATCTTTGTCTGGGTTATTATATCTGGGGCCTTTTCCGATAACATTTCGAGCATTGTAATACCTAAGTTGGCCTTTGTAATAAAAGGGGATGATGAGGTACCCATATGTCGTACCCATTGTTCCATATCCGATACCACATCTTGAAAACTTCTCGAGATTAAAGCCGCGTTTCTTGACATACCCTCGAATGCTTTTAGCAAGTTGGCTGTCTCCAAGCGAAATATTTCTAAATCCCTCAGGGAGATATACTGGCTTACTTTCGGCAAGCTCGATTTTCTCTTCCTTAAATTGAAGTTCATCAAATTGTCCATTGTTCAAAAAATTAATTAGTTCATGGTACTCAGTAAATCCTTCTATGTCCATTATTAGTTGAGCAGGGGAAGGATGGGCATTACATCTAAAACAATTGGTTCTATACATAGAAAGGTTAACTCCCAACTTATGTTCTCTCCCGCAGTAGGGGCAAGTTGGTATACGCATCCAGCCATGTCGATAATCGTAACCTCCCAATCGTTTAATAAAATATGTCCTTAATCTAGATTTAAACTGATTGGTTATTTTCATATTCTCTTATAGCTTTCCTAATTACTTTTCGGATTTTCTTTAAATCCTCTAAATCTAAATCGTTGATAGCAGTGGTTTGCCAACCATTATGGGATACTTCTAAAGCTAACCCGTCAGACCATCTATCTTTTACTACCTCTACTTTCTTTATTTTCATATCTCTTCTTTCCGCATATATTACAATAATATTCCGTATAATGTTTCTCATAATACTGGGCTTTTCTTCTCCCACCTTTCTTAGAAAAGATTGCCTTACGAGGTCTCTGTTTATATCGGGTCCAGTGAACAGCTACCCATTCATGATAACCCAACTTACATCTAAATATCTCCAGTAGTTCTTTCCCTTTTCTTAGAATCCGCATCCGGATTAGTATTCTTTTTAAATTGTTCATCCAACTTACTACCATATACTTCATCGTATTGTTTACGTTGTTCCCTTGTAAATTCCGTACATCTTTGCCTTTCGATATCGCATTTGAATAATGCTCTACCGGAAGGAAGACCATCCCTTTGTACTACTATCTCAGCTCGAAGAATATTATCTTTTTCTTCTTGCTCAGTAGAGTTAAGACCCATGATAACCTGGGCATTACGAACAATGGCAATTGAACCGGATATATCATTCTCATCATACCTAGTAAGTCTATGCTTTTTACCTTCACGGGTAATGTGATGGGCAGTCCATATAATATCTAAATGTAATTCTTCTGCCAAATTCTGAAGGTCTACATATACATTAGATATTCTTTCGAAATCTTCCCTATCCCCCGCTATTGATGCAAGTTTACCAGCGTAGTCAACCATAAGAACTTTAATATCAATCCCCTGATTACGGAATTGAATTATCTTTTCTCTTATATAAGTGGTATTAGTAATCATTGCTGGTACACGCTCAACTACTAATTCAACTCCAAACCTTGCAAGTTTCCTTAAATGCTTTGCCTCAAGTTTATCATATTCACCAGAGTATAATTCCTTCTTGGTTTTATTAATACTGGATTGAATGAAACGGTCCATGATTTGTTCTTGACCATTTTCAGTATCAATATATAATACTGACTTCTTCATTCTGAGATAACCTCTTGCAAGGTTTACCATAAAGAATGTTTTCTTTGCCTTGGGTTTATCGAGTATTACATTAACGGAATGCTCTGGATAACCTCCTGCATTAGTTAGTTCATTCAACTGCCTAAATGGGCAAGGTATAACTGAAGGTTCTGATTGTCTTCTAAACTGTCTCTCGGTAATATCCCGAATCATATATAAGGGTTCATCTTCTTTCTTAGGTTTACTTTTCTGAAGTACCTTTTCAATCTTCCTTGAATATTCTTCGTATTGTTCGAAGTTATCCAAGTCGAATGAATCATTTAAGTTCTTCATCTCAACATAAGTAGAGAACTGATATATCTTTTCTTTTATGTAATCAGAATCAGATAGTGGTATATGATAAAGATTACTTATTAGTTTATTGATATTGGGTATATCATCCTTAGTTACCAAATCCACATAGGTTTTGGATTCTAGTAACTCTTTTAATACTTCCTTTAGAATATTCTCAGAGGGCATTCTGCCTTGCTTCTTAAAATATTTTGATATACCCTCGAAGATAAGGGAGTGTTCTATGAGAACCAGGTAATTGGATTTAATCCTTTTGAGTACTAATCCTCCTTCCTTATCTTTTAAAACAAACCTGAGTATCTCGAATTGAAACTCAGGAGAAAAACTGAACTTGATGTTGTCTTTAAATTTCTTCATATCTATATTGCAATATTATATAAACTAATAGATTTTGATAGTACCGAGATAGTTCTAAGTATGTTGACATCTATCTAGAAACTACTAATCCACTACCTTAAGCTCCCAAATATTTAATATTATTATTTTATATAAGAAAAAATACTTATATTTGCATAACGAATATTTAAAAACATGGGAAAAAGTAAAGGAAATAACGGTTCAGAGCTTCATAGATTAAAACCTATGCAAGAATATGATGAAGCTACTTTCAACAGACTTTATAAAGTCTGTAAGCCAGTAATTAGAAACCTTACCAGACAGATTGATTATAAACGGTTTAATCTTACACCGGATATTATCCAATCTTATTTCTGGGATAAGATGTTATTTGTTTTCAACAAATACTATGGTGAATGTACTGAAGAACATCTTAAAGCAAGAATCCTTGCATCACTTAGTACATTCAAAAACAAATTGCTTCGTTCTGCATACGGAGAACAGGCAGAGTATAATCAAAGCCTCTTTAAACTCGATGACTTATTCGATAATGATAAAGAATTAGAGGATGATAGTGAAGAAGAGAAAGCTAAATCTGAAATGCTCGATATGATGTATACTTATATGAAGGATAAGCTTTCTCCAGATGCTTATCTTTTGTTTGAGGTATTAATTACTCCTCCACCTTTTATCAAGGAGAGGCTTGAAAATAGTACTCGAATAACTAATATAATGCTTATCGAATTTTTCGAAATGCCTAAGACTAACGAATCCATGAGATATATCTCAGAGCTTAGGCAAGATATACAATATTGGGAAGACCGAGCTAAAGAAGAACTTAAGTATTAACACAAAAGAAAAGGGGCGTTTCCCAACGCCCCTCCCTAATTGATTTTACTATGCAAACACGGATTGTAAACAAAGGTTTACTTTAAACAATACAAATGATACACATGAGTTTTAATACTACTAAATAACTAATAACAACTTTATGATGATATTTTTTGGATATATCGTAATGTAATAGTCGGTGGCAATTTTTCAATAGTCAAAGTCTCTACTGAAGTTTCATTAACGAATGATTCTCCCAATAGATTCCAACTTACTACAATAGCACCATTTTGAATACCCTTAGTAGGGGTTCCTCTACCATGGTCTCCATTTAAACCAGTCTCTCTATTAAAGAAGGACTGGGGACGAACATTTTGCCACTTATTAGCATCATCCTGTGTACCGTTTGATACACCAAGAGCATGTCTATGCTTAGGTAAGTCATCCCCCTTAATATTGATTACGAAGTTCCCATTAGAAGGAGTATAATAATCCCCTATATTTTGTAACATCACCTCATCGCCAATTTGAATACCTCCAGCTTGATAACCGATAACTATTCTACCGGAAGCCTTTGTATATTCTGCCCAACCCTCGGGTATTACATCGGATTCCCAAAGTATGATTGAACCTATTGGGAGATTTGCAGTACTTAGAGAATTAGCAAATTCTTTTCTAAGAGCTTCTAATTGGGCATCAATATATTGTTTGATGTTTAACTTATTACCAGATTCGTCAACTACTGGAAACCCACTATTGTTCTGTTCGGTTCTCTTGATAGATTCCTTCATCATACTATGAGTAGCAGTAGTGTAAGGGATCTCTTGGAATTTACCTTGATATGGGACGATAGAGAAATTTTCATTTCTCTTAGTCATAGCATCGGTTCCCTTTCCATAAATGCCTATAAGAACAACAGAATTTTTATTATTAGAATAATATGGACAAGTAGTCTCTACCATTTCTAGAAGATTGCTAAATGTCATATTATAATCAGAATAGGAATCATTAGTAAGTACATTGGGATTACGATTTTCCTCGGGGATAGGGTAGTAAATATCCGTAGACTTTTTAAACAAGTCATAGAAGCTTTCTGAAGATTCATTCCAATAGGCTACAAAATCTACCGGATTATCTACAGGTTCAGATATCATAGTATGTACTGCAAAAAGTAATACCTCTTCAGTAGAGCCCTGAGTACCCTGAATATTTTCAATAGTAAGGGTTTGTTCATCAGAGATAAATACATAACCATCCCTTGAAATACATCCAAAGTTTATATCAGGTAATTCTCCATCTTCGGAAGCCTTAGCCATATACCTTGCCATAATCCTATCCTTGATTATATTAGCATACTTACTACCAGAAACTCCTTGAGGAGATACTACTAATTTATTACCATTTATGGAGGCTGAGCCAAATCCACAGAATGGTCCCAAACCAGAGGGAGCAGCAATTGCCTCTGCTGCTTCCTTTGATTTGATTATACCTTCATACTTAAAGTACGTTTTCATTGTTCTTCGTATTTTTAAAATTATTTTTCTGTTCTGCCATATCCCTGAAAGCTTCTCCGAGTTCACTAAACTTAAATGTAAATAACTTGAAGATTATCTTCCAGATACTATACTGTTTCTTAATACCATGTATTTCACATATATGCCCATATATGCTATCTATCTCAAAGCAATAACATAGTACCATTACTGTAATAGATACAACCATTGGGTCTACCCCATAGGGTTCCCCGATTGCTTTCCCAATTACTGCCCCAAGTAGGATATAACATATATAATCTACCAACTTGTTTAAAGTTCTTCTACCAGCTCTAGATTTTCTAATAGCTATACCCTGTACTCTACTTGCAGATATACCAAACCATAGGTCTGATAATATTAAGATGATGGCAAGTAAAATCATCCATCTAAGGTCATACAAGATTTGAGTACATTCTCCAAATAAACCTATCATTGAGGTTTTAAACAGAGACTGAGTAGTAGTCTCTGTTACATTATCTATTGTGCTCTTTATCATACTTCTTCGATTGTCCAAGATTGATTACTATAAGTGGTAATGGTAAATGTCTTCTCGGAAGTATCATCATGAGCCCATTCCAACTTTTGGGGATTAACACTTAAAAGGTCGGCATCTACTACTGTAAACTTAGCCCTTATGGAGGTATCTGCAACCGATTCAAAATCATATTCTCCAGCAGTTGCCGTAGTAAATTCATAACCAGCCCCCCCAGCATCGAAGGTATTAGGCTTACCAACCTGACGAACTCTACTATCAAAATCTGGTTTATTTGAAACACATTTGATTATACAAGATACTTGTTTTATTGAGCCCTTTAATTCAGCATAATCTGGGTCAATGGTTAATTCTATGATGGTAGGGTAATCCTCAAGAATTACTTGACATCTTAAAGAAGAACCGTCGTTAGCAACGAAAGTATAAGTACCGGCTTTAGTAAGGTTTATCTCATCCCCCAAATCATATATTTCATCAGTTTCTTCACAAACTACAGTACCACTTACATTCATTCCATCTTTCATTTCTTCAAGATGGAATCTACAAGCAGAAGTTTCATCAACCAACCCATATACTGCATAAGTACTATCTATCTGGTCCTCTGGTAATGACCAATCGGGTTCTTTCCAATTCTTATCGGCAATATTCGAAGGAACTATATTTAGTTTATTCTGGTACACTACTGGAACATTCTTAACTACCCAAATAGACTTAGCAGTAGGGTAAGCTACTGATTGGAAAGTATAAGTACCGGCTTTATTAGTAGTATATACATATCCTTGTCTAGCATCGAAGGTTTCTCCAGTCTCCACCACTCTTACTCTATAGTCATCTCCATTACCTGAGATACGTTGTATCTTTACTGTAGTTTTAGCAGAACCATCATATAAAGTAGAGGTAGTGGGGTTAATACTGATTCGATAAATTGCCGTTTTACCAGAAGCCACTTCAAAGATACCTACACCCTCATCGGTTTCCCTTTTGTCCAGAGTACATTTAAATTTATAAGTACCATAACTACTAGCTGCAAACTTATCACCATTCTTAAAGATTTTGGTATCACCGATTAACTTACAGTATAAGTCTCCGGTGAATGAGTTTGGATAATTAGAGGTTATGGTAAGAGTAGTAACTGCATCCTTAATAGATTGCTTATCTCCAACCCTAAATTCAGAAGGTGTACATATTACCTTATAAGTAATCTCTTCTTGGGTTACAACAAAAGAGGTTTGCTTTACCGGGAATTCTACAATCTCGAATATGTAAGTACCAGGCTTATCGAATTCCCAAGTAGACCCAGAAATCTTTACTTGGTCAGTACCAACTAATCGTACATTGCAAAGTTTTTGTGTACCCTTATAAGTTACTCTAGCCCTTACTACAGTACTAACCTTTAACTTATTCGGAGTTATCCTATTGGTTAAAGGTTCACATGAAATATTGTATGAGCGATTATAGGTTTCTTGTTGTACGGTGATCTGAGTTATCTTAGAGATATCTCCAACACTTCTAAAATAATAAGTACCTGCTCTTGGTATACTAAATACTGAACCACTCTCATGTTTAGTATAACCCCAATTAACTTTATCGCTTGAGATTTGATATCTTAAATCTGCATTGTGCCAATCAGAAGTTACGGTTACTCTTACTAATACCTCGTTTACTTCTGAAGTAATAAGGTTAGGTTGACCTGGGTTTACTAATTCGGCTTTAATAGAATACCCATCATTTATCGTAAAACCATAATCTATGTTGAAGGATACGTGATAAGGTATAAATCTGGTAAAGAAACTTTCTACAGCTTCCCGAAATTTTTTAAAAGCATCCGAGTTGGAAGTATATCCATGCCCAGTAAGTCTAAAGGTTACTGGAATACATTGAGAACAATTAAAAGTATTATCGAAAGTATATCTATCGTCATACTGATAATACTGGTCAAAGTATGGGTGGCCTTTTATCCAACCATCGTAGTTATCCGATTTTGATGGGTCTGATACTATACAGGTTAACCCATATAGCCTCATCATTATTTCGAAGAATTCAGAAGTACCTCTTATCTTGAAAAGGGATACTGAATACTTCAGGATGTTTCTTACTTGAGTACTGGTTAAAGTAAAGGGTCCCTCCTTTGGTATTATCCAAAGCTTAGATAACTCTTGGAGTTTAGCATCGGAGTAGAACCCATTAAAGTACTCTGCCCATTTCTGTGCATCTATAGTGTTCCCATAAGCAAAGGGCATTTCTCCGAGGAATTGCCAAAGGAAATTGAGATACATATCCGGAGCCTTATCTATATCAATAATGTCCAAGATATTCTCAATATCCTTTGTAATGTAATCTTCAAAATGCTCTCCACAAATTTCTAGAAACCTCTCTAAGATGCCTTTGCCATTTACCTTATAGGTATCTTGAGCTTTATACTCGAATGGCAAAAAGTCGATTAGATTTTTGAGGTTTATCATTATACGATTTCGTTTACGGTTAAAGTCAATTGTGAAGCGTTTTCAAATACTGGTAAATTAAAGCCAGGGTCTTCATAGTCATGGTTAGGTTCTGATACCGTAATAGAATATCTGTAACCAGACTGATAGCTATTGTTCTGAATATCCAAAGAGAAGTCAAAGCCATTAGCCTTATCTATTACCTGTATAGAATTACCTACAGTACCAGTAGCTATATACCCATTAGATACAGAACGTACTGTAAAGGTAGTAGATGAATTGAAGGTAATATAGTAAGTCATAGACCCTTTAGCCTTATTCAATTTAAACTGACCCAAGTTCAATTCTTTATTACCATAGATGGTAGTAGGCCAGGGTTTAATATAGAACTTAGTAAGGTGAAGGTAATCCACTGTTGATAAGTTATCTATTAAGGCATAGATATCTGATAACCTTACGCTTCCACCTATCTGAGCTTGCTCCGGAGAATAGGCATTATATAATGCCGTAAGAATTTGAGTTTGTATCTCGGGAGTCTTATAAGACTTCTTACCAGTAACTTCCATCTCTAGAATAATCTGAACCTTGCCTGCAGATTTAACCTTTAACCATGTGGTCATAGGGGCTCTTTGAGATAGTAGGTTGTATACCCTATTTATTAATTCGGAAGAAGCAACAGCTCCACCATCGGGGCTGATATATACCGTAAGCTTTCTACCACATTCATAATCGGCTTTAGCTTTGTTTACCCCATCAACCAACATTGCCAAACTTTCGAAATCTTCTTTGGTAATTGCTACTCCCAAAGTCTTTACACTCAAAGGTATATGTTCTTTGAGCATTGTAAAATTTTCATAGTTTGAACCACCTCCGGCATCGTAAGCATTACTTACGGTAGCATCAGTAATTGAAGAAGAGATTACTGAGGGTACAGAAGTAATGGTATTACTCTTTACATTACCCTGAGTACCATTGGTTAAGTAGAATACCACATTGGTTATCTTTGCACCAGCAGCTGGTTTCTTACCAAAGGTACCATCTCCAAACATTATATAGGGATTAAGTGCCTCATCTACTGAAACCATAAAGTGTTTGTCTGTAGGTTTGGATTTTGCAAATGTATCTACTAATACCCAAGTTTCCCCTCCTATCTGCAATGACATAGAACCTTGTTCATAATACTTACCATTGGGTAGAGTACCCAGATGAATTATAACTCTATCTCCAGTGGGTATTACCATATTATTTAAAGCACTTGCAGTATACTTCTCGTGTTGAACTATGGGTACTTTACAAGTAGTTACATTTGAATACCAAGTTACATCTCTAGCAGATAACCAGGAGTTACCACTAGAATCTGTAAACAGAGTACCTTGGGGTATAGTTAACTTAGCTCCAATGGAATTACCAGTAATGCTTCTGGATAAGATTACATCTACTGTAGCAGCAATTGCTGCTCGAGCATGGTAATCTACCAAAGCTCCATGTTTAACTACCGAATCATACCTTCTTGCCGTAGGTAGAAAGGTTTCCCTTGCCATGTTATCTACATAGTAGTGAAGTACTTCGGCAATTGCCGCAAACAATGAGAGGATGATAATTAAGATGTTCCCCTCCGAATAATCCGTTATGAGTTTCTGACCCTGAGGGTCTTTGAGTCCCATAAGGGATTCAACCAGCTTGGCCTTAATCTGTTGATAAGACCTCTGGTATGGGTTAAGCCATTTATTTGTGATTCCCATATTATTGTGTATTTAATGAATTATCCGACCGGTCATAGGTGATATCGAGGTACTGACTAGAATTCGTTCCATTTACTACATATGTTACTTCTATGTGTATTTTTGCATCAACTCTAGTAACGGTGATATTTTGGAAGGTTATCCTTTGTTCCCAAGCACCTATGGCCTGTTTTAAAAACTCTTTAATTATAAAACTTAGGGCTTGTGAGTTTGGTTCCTCAATACATTGCCATAGTTTACTACCAAAGTTTTCCTGTCGAAATCTCTGGCCTATCATGTAGTATAATATTGAACTTATATTATCTCTGATAAGTTTGAAATCACCATTTACTGGGTACCAACCTCTTTCACCCTTTTCATTAGTTGTAAGTTGGATAGGATAAGTTACACCTATACCAACTAAGTCTGTAAAGTAATTCTTTTCCATTAGTGTATGCAGGTTTTATCCTCATAATCGTCTACAACGAATTGTGAGAAAGGTTTAGTTACTTGAGTTACTGTAGGACCTGAAGAACCTGGTCCAGTAGTTACACCTGAGTGTACATGAGAATTGAACATACTGCGAAGTTGTTCTAGCTCTTGGATAGTTTGATTTAGTTTTTCAGTTAGTTGAGCAATATTGATTAACCCCTGATTTTCTCCGGTATTTAATATAAGGGTATCACCTGAAGATACATTGATATCCTTATTAGCTGATACCACTACATTAGATTCAGAATAAACTGAGATATCTCCATTAAAATAAAGATTTAGTTTCCCATTATCATCGTCTATTACAATGAGATTACCTTCTGGAGTAACTATCCCCATCTTATTTGGGCCATCCAAGGGTTGGGGTACTTGATTCATACTCCAACCATGATATTCCCATAAGGGTTTAGTAGGATCACCAAATTCAAAAGTAATAAATACTATATCTCCTACCTTAGGGGCTAAGAACTTAAATCCACTACTTATTGAACCATGTTGTCCTTTCGGTAAAGCCCAAGCAAAGGTACCTCCCATTACTTCTGGTATACATACTTTTACCCTATTCATCTTCTTTTCGGTATCATTATTATCAACAACTATACCCCGGTAAATAGAGTAGTACCTTCCAAGACCCTCTAGGCCTTCTTCAGTTATTATCTTTGCAGTTTCATAGCCCATAATTACCTCACTTCCTTATTCTTGATATATTCTTTGAATCTCTTTATGGCTACTCCCATGTAATCGAATTTAACCCAATAATCATCTGGTACTTGAATATCCTTGATAGTTATCTTTCCAGGTATTACTTTACCAGAAGAAGTAGTTAAACTACCAGAACTTACAGCTATACCTTCTGCTTTCTCGATTGGAGTCTTAGCCAATACTTCAGTATAATAAGCCTTCTTTCGAGCCATCTCATCTCTACGTTTAACATCTAATACATTTCCTTCTTTGTCCATAATACCAGATTCGATGAAATAAGCAACTTCATTGTAAGTCCAACTCAAATCTAATTCGTTAATATTACTTAAAGCCTTCTTATCTTTACCCTTGGAAGTTATAGCATTAGCTTTAGCATCATTAGCTACAACTGTTTGAGTAGATAGACCAGTTTTAGAAGTGGTAGAACCAGCCCTACTTGAATTCTTTACTAACTCCAAGTTAGTTACGTATCCCTGACCTGCATCCATAGAGTGGGTGCATTGTTTTATATACCAAGGACCAGACCATCGTTTACCCACATTCTCTAAGATTAATACTTGAGAAGAAGCTAGTAAAGGCCTTCCAACAACTTGCATCTGACAAACAAGTTTACTCTCAGTATGCTTTAAACCACCATTAGCATTAGCATTAGCTGCCCATGCCCACTTATCTATCCCCCCATATCTACTGAACAAGTTATGATAAAGTTTGTACAGTGGTATTTCAACATTAGCTTTTTTCCAATGCTGAACTTTCACTGTAACACTATAAATACCCAAACTCTTATTTAAGGAATTTTTATATTTGATAACCGGAGTGTCATCAATCACCGTGGTATATGGACCTTTCTTTAAAGCCGATATACCTCGATAAACACTTTCTTCATCCTCTAATCCCCAAGCATTAGCTCCACCCTTGGGAGTATGTTCTGGGTCAAAGTCTCTTGGGTCCAGGTCTTCTATGACCATGTATTCCATTTGGTCTTTACCCTCAAAAAGGTATCTTTCATTCTTAAGGATATTGTATATATCTTCATCTAAGGTCTTACCATTAACCACATTCTTAAGGGCTGCATTTAAAGCTGCACGTCTATCAGCAGGAAATTCTTCTCTTTGAATAGTTTTATTTATGATACTTCTTACCTGGTCTGTACTAAGTTCATTAAGGAATTTTTCTTTACCTTGTCTATATGCTTCGGCTGGGCTAGAAGCAGAATATTCTGCTACATCTTGATTCCATTTGTCATTCAATTGTTTCCTAGCTTCAATTGAAGCTCTTAAGTTAGGGTCGGTATTTATAGTATGCTTTAACCTCATTTCCATAATAGTTGGTATATCTTGAGGATTATTTTCAGCACCATATTTACCTACTGAGGTATGCCAGTTTTTATAATATACCCCATTATTCTCATTAGCTACTATCTCTGGTAATTTTTCGGTATCATCAATTCCCGTACTTAATATTTCTAAGTCTTTACTTTCAGGATTAATAGCAGGAGAGAGTGTAGCCTTAACTCTTTTAGTTACCTTCTGAGTAGAAAATTGAACACTGAGTACTTCCCCATTCTCACCTTGATAAGTATAAACAGTTACTGGTTCTTCGTGGAATTTCCTATTATGTATATAGATAACATTATCTCTTGAATCTATATACCAAGGACCATTAGTATAACCTCTCATCTTCTGTTCTAATTGAACTAAGATATTCTTGCCAACTAATCCAAAGTCACTATTAATCAAAGCCTTCAAATCTTCTGGCATAGCCACTTCTGCTACTCCACTGTATTTATTAGCATAAAGTACCTTTCCAGTAGTAGTACGAGTATTCTCTGTAGGTACCTGTAGTGACTCATATACTTTATTACTTATTATTCGTTGTTCCATTACTGAAAGATTTCTATGATTACACCTACACCATTATCACAACCCCCATCTAAATATGAAGATAAACTGTTCTCTGAAGCTTCAGAGAAATTATAGGGTGGCTGATATCTTAAATCACCGATAGAGTCTATACACTTGATAGTTACATGAGTACCAGTAGAATCAAACTTTGCCTCAAAGTCCCTAACCTTGATAGTTTTAATTGGACCCGATACGAATTGACCGTCTGGGTATATGTATCCCCACTGTAAGCATATCACACTACCTTCTTGTAAAGCCTCTATGTCTACAGTATCGGGGTCTCCAGTATCAAATGTAATTGTAGCAAGATTTTCTTTTTCTTCATCATACCTATAATTCCAGGTACTAATATAAGCTCCAAGAGGTATACCAGTAATAGGATTCATTATCGGCATACCTCTAAAATCGAATAGAGCCAAATATGGTTGGCCCATTCCGTTATATAATATGGGTTTTTGTTTAGCTGCCATAAGCTGGGATTCTTATAAGTGTTCCACTTTCTACCTCTTTAAATGGGTTTAGTATACCATTAGCTTCTGCAATAAGATACCATTTACCAGAATCACCATAATATCTATAGGCTATATTCTGTAAAGTCTCTCCATCCTTAATGGTATGTTGAATATCATTTGAGGATGAAGGTACAGAAACTACTGGGGCTTCTAAAGAGTAGTCTCCATCTCCGTAATTTAGAGCATAGGCATTATTATAAGGGCTAGCTCCCATCAGATATTGGTTAATATCAATCATATTTAATACCTCCTGTCTTTTTAAGTGAATCCGAATTTATAAAATCTCCATAGGATAAGTTATATGCACTTACTCTCTTGAAAATCAATTCTTGAGTTGCTGCTGCAGGCAATAACCTACCATTACCAAAAGTAGCTGGCTTTCCAGGTACCCTTACCCTATAACCATTCTGAAAGTTCTTCAGAGTATAAGTTGCTGAAGTAAGGATGTAATGGTGGTTATCAAAGATACCAGAGTCCCCCCATTCTATCTTAACAATAGGAGGAGCCGATTGATAACCATTAGCCTTAGTCCATGCTTCTAATAACCTACATTTATTGATTACCTCCTCAGGATTTTCTGGGTCATTACAGTACCAAGACACATTGAATTGAATAATGTCTTCAGCACCAGTAAAGTGATACATTGGTACATTACGTCCCATTGATTTAATGGTTGCCCATGTAGTTTCCCCCCTGAAGTCCAACTCTGGAGGCCTATTCTGCAGGGTAATATATTGAGTAGGGTTAACAGTCATGTTATATACCCTTACCTCATTCTGATATATAATATCTGGTTTAGCCTCGAAGTTTCTGTAATTAGTAGTATTCTTATTTCCCTTTGCTGGGTCTACTCCCTCACTCTCCTCTAATCTCGGGAATTGTAATTCCATCCTCCATTTAGCCTGGAGTTGTTTATTTAGAATAGGGTTCTTAGACGATATTTGAGCTTCTCCGATTACTCCATTGGGAGTATAGAGTTTACCCTTTTGAGCATCATCTTTGGGAAGAGTAGAAAGAGTTCGATTGAGTAATATCCGAGCTCTCCATAGTTTATTTAAGGGACCAGTAAGAACACCTGCTGTATCTCTTGTAAGGTCATTGTACTTTTCAACAACCTTACCTGCTGCTTTATTTAATACTCTAGCCATAGTGTTTTTAATTTTATAATCCTAATGCTACACCAGTATAATCTTGCTGAGAACCCAAAGAATAATCTCCCAATATCTCGCCATCTACACTGATGTTAATCTTACCATCTTTTAATCCATCTCTAATAGCTGCTCTCATTGCATTCAAGAACCTTTCTTCATTCTGAGCCCTGATTGCAGATGGGTCTTCTTTACTCTGAGCTTCTGTATTCCTATCTACTGACTTAATAAGACTGCTTCCTACCTCTATTAATAATGGGAGACCGATAGTAATAGCTAACCCCACTGGTCCACCCAGTAATCCCATAAGTCTACCTCCTAAGCCAAAAGCTGCAGAAGTAGCTAACTTCTTACCAGCTTGCTTACCACCTTCACGTACAGTTGTGGATATTAAATTAGTACCACCAAGAGCAGTACCTTGAGATACTCTTCTACCCATTGAATCCCGATAATAAGCTCTACCTCTCTTATCCTTACCCATAAAGAAACCTCCAGACAAGGGTATAGATTTTCCCATTCCCAAAGTTTGAGCAGCTATTGAACTCATCATGAAAGATATATTTCTTAGATGGGCTTCCATAATAACAAACTGAGCATTAGTTTTTGCAGTTGCCGTAGACATACCTTCAGTAGAAGCAGTAGCAATAGTCTGTAAATATCCTACAGACCTAATAATGCCTCTTACAGTATTAAATCCTGCAACAATAGTACCTACTACTACTCCGGTAGCAGCAACTCTAAGACCAAAACTTCCAGCCCAAGTTTCCGAGATAGAATTGATTATTTTAACAAGGTAAGTACCTACATTTAAAACAGGGGTAAAGATTCTACCCAGAGCTGCACCTGCAGTAACGGTTAAGTTCTCTAAACTTGATTGGAATTGGTCGATTGCACCAGCATCAGTTTTAAGACGTTCTTCATTAAGTCGGTTTACTGCTCCCAAGTTTTGGTCATAGGTTGCAAGTATCTTACCCATCTTATCTCTACCAGAAGCAATATCCCGAAGTACTGGGAGCATACCACGATTACCACGAACTCCAAAAATATTGAAGAAGGTTGGTGTTTCAATTCGTGAAGGTAAATCTACTGCAGCCTTAGCAAACTTCTGATAGATAGTATAAAGGTCTATAAGATTACCCTGAGCATCGAAGAATTCATCTGGACTTAAGCCCAGGTCTGCTAAAGCGTTATAGCCTTTCTTTTTTTGATTAACAAGAGAGAGTTGTAAGTAACGAATCATATTAGCAAGTGAAGTACCTGCCATAGAACCCTGTATACCCATATCACCCAATACACCAATAGCAGCAGCCGTTTGCCGAAGGTCTACTCCAGCAGTTGCCATATCTGCTCCTGCATAAGATATGGACTGGGCTAAGTCTGTTAAAGATATATTTGCATTAGTAACTGCAGTATATAAATCATCGGTTACTCTAGCGGCTTCTCCCATTGGGATTTGGTACATTGACATGATATTGGTCATCAAGTCAGCTACACCACCTTTCTGTCCCACTGGCATTGTAAAGATTGAAGCCAGCTTAGATGCTGGCCCAATCATTTCTTTAATAGCATCGAATTTATTACCTGCCATAGCCAGGTATCTTTGTCCTGATGCAACATCCGAAGCAGTAAGGGGAGTTATCTCATTGACATCCTTTGCCAATTGTAACATTTCTCTTTGTTCTGCAATGGTAGCACCAGCAATTTTCGAAGCAGTCCAAACTTCATTCTGAACACCCGCAGAGTATTTATAGGCCCTTGCCATTCCCCCTACGAGCTGCATTCCGAAGTCCATTGTATTAGAAGCTGACATCTGTATACCTCTATTCCAGGTATTCATATCATTCATCATTGTTCTGAATGACCCAGATATCTTGCCAGCCTCTTGAGAGAATCGGTCTTTTAAAACCATGGCAACACCGACCTCTACTATACTCCTACTGGTATTCATAATTTATTTTCTTTTCTTTAATTGTTTATAATATTGCTCGGCCATTTCCTTGAATATTTTCCTTATTCGATACGGAAGACGTAAAAAGCCGAAATAGTCTAAGGCTATCTCGGCTCTGGTGATATAAACAAAATCACTCTCTAACATTACTCTTCCGTCAGGTAGAAAAAATTCGGTGCCCAGACTATAGGATAAGTTCTCTCTTCTCCCGTTGTGGGATTAGTGATATGTGATTCACCCTTGAAAATAGGGTCAATAGATAGGATATATTTTCTCATCTCAGCCATATCCTTTGCAGTAAATGGAGTAAAGTTTTCTACCTTTTCCCAATTACCGTCTACTTCTAAGTGAAGATTACGGCAAAGAAGAGGAGCATTCTTAGTTTGTTTATCCAAAGGCAACTTCATGAACTCTTGTTCTCCCTTACCAGTCATACAATCGAATTTAATTCTCTTGCCAGATGAAAGAGTGTATTCATGGTCTACCAATCTAACTCCCTCTGGATAATAAGGGATAGCATCTGGCTTCTGATTTAAATCCTCTACAGTTGGAGTAGTACCGTAATCGAAAAGGAACTCATGAAGGTCTTGGCCATAAGTAATCTTACCACCATTCTCTTTGCCCCAATCATATTCGAATTCTACTTCCTCTCCCAAAGAGAAGATACGAGAATTGAAGATAATAGCATAACGGTCATTGACTGGTAAGTTAAGGGCATCATCTACGGTTAATTTCCCATTAGGGGTAGCAGTAGTTCTAATTACAATTGCTGCAATGAACTTGGTAAGGTTCATCAAAGTCTTCATGTCTGAAAGGTTACTGAGGATATCCTCATCAGCACCATTCTGTTCTCTGATTTCATATTCGTAACCAGAGGGTCCGGTAAATCTAAATGTTCTAAATTCCATAACTGTTATTTTTAATGTTTACATATGTTCATAGTACTCCTTATAACAACAAGAAAGGGGTGAGCTCCTATCACAGGAATCCCACCCCTCCACCGAATCTTAGTGAAAATAAACTAAGGAATTAGTATTTATCTGCAGTACCAACTGAGAACTCTATGGACTCAATGGTATTCTCTGAAGCCATTCTGTCCAAGTCTAAGCCGGTAATCTTACATGGCCATACCTCTTCGAAGACATGGGTATTAAGAACTGAGACTCCATCTTCGGCAAGTTCGTTTACAATTGCCGTTTCCCAGTATTGGCTTGGTACTAAACCACCACCAACTATGTGGTCCTGGCAAGAGTATAGCCAATCATGAAGCCATGTATCGGAACCTGCAGTAGTCATAAGTTTCTCTACGATAAGATTACCTATAGTAACCCTACCTGCAGTTTTAACGTCTCTATTGACGTCCCCATGAGCAACCTGGTCAATCTCAATATCCGGCAAAGTACAACTTTGAAACAGATAAGTATTGATAGGGTGTTTGGGGAACATGATGCTCCACAAGAATTTCTTCCGTGGGTTTTTTACTTTTGCTCCCATCGTTATATGTTTATAGGTTATTACTTGTTTCTACGATTGATACAGATTTGGATGCCGCATCAATTACAATCTCCATAGTTACTTCTTGCATAGGAACTACATCCTTATACTTAAGGATAGCACGGTACTTACCTTGACGGGCATCTGCCTCGGTATTAATTGAAAGGTCATCCCAAGAAGTTGCATCTTGGTCACCCATCCAGGTATACTCGGTCATGGCATCTTCATCTACCAATGAATCCAGTGTAGGTTTAACCTCCAACCAGATTCTCTTCCAAGTACTCCAAACGTTTGGTTCTTCGATATATTTGTTGAGTACCGGGCGAAGGAACTTCTTCAGGTAAAGGTTCAGTCTTACGATTGAAAGGAATCTTTCAGAATCCTGTTTCACTTGAGAAGAGAAGCAATGCCATAGCATGGTTTGCTTACCTGCATCTGGAGTATCTTTGATTACCATCTCATTGATATAATTCTGAGCAAGAGTGTTCAGTTCGTTATATCGAGAAGGAGAACCATAGTTGGGGCATACTGGACCAACTGCATCTCCAATAACCCCTCGGTTCATACCAGCAAAGGATTTCCAAGGACCATATTGAGTAGCAGAGGCATCTCCCAAACCAACAATAGTACCCACTACATCGGAATCCTGAAGATTACCGTTTTCGTTGTAGTACTTAAGTCCACCACCAAAGTAGGCAATGTACTTAGAGTTACCTACAGTACCAAGGCAAGTCTGTACCCAAGTTACCTGAGCTTTGTAATCTCTTGCCTGAGTACCTTGAGTATAATGGGTTAAATGTTTGGGAACTTCGATATACAGTACCCATTCCATCAATTCCTTTGCCATATCTGCAGCAGCCTTATATACCTTGAGTACATCTGAATCGGTAGTAAGGTGTTGAGAGATATGTGAAATAAATAATTGGTAGAAGTCGGTGTAATCTTTTACCAAATCCAAGGAAGTAATCCATTCTTCGGCAGTTGGAGTGGAACCTGCACTACCGATAGTACCATTAAACAGTTTCTCTGTTTCGGAGGGTGCAGCATCTCCCACGGTAATAGTGATAGCATTCTTAGTACCATCAATATCATCGGTAAGCCACTTAATTAGGTTTTCAAAAGAGGAACCTGCAGTAATTACCGGCTTAATATATTCCGAGTTCTTAGCAAATGCACTAAGAGCAAGGTAATCTACCGAAGTGTTATTGTTATCATCGGCAGTTTTGTAGGTTATTACTGGGCCCTGTTCAAGTACTTGCCCATTAGCTGAATATATTTTATAATACAAGGTATTAGCTTGCTTATAAAAACCAACCTGGAAAGTATTTGCACTACCAATTGGATCTCCATATCCCTTGGTTACTAATCCAAAACTATAAGTAGTACTACCAGATTTTAAAGTAATCAAAGCAGAGGGTTTAGCTGGGTCAGTTACAGCAGAAGCAACTGAGATTTCATCTTCTGAATCTTTAGCTTTTCTTACCGAAGCCGTAGAAGCAGCCGGAGAAGCAGTTACTGTACCTTGAGTAGCTCCTTTGCCAAGTACTCGAATAACACGAAGCTTAGAACCACCTTGCAAAGCCTTTTCGATATTTGATACAGAACCATCGGGTACAATTTCAGAACCATAGATTCTTTGGAACTGAGAGAATGTAGAGATGATTTCTGAAGGGTCATCGTATGGACCTTTAGTAGTTCTAGCCAATACACAAGAAACTCCTAACATGGGAGTAGTTTGAAGAACATTGTTGTTCTTAAACTTAAAATCAACATGAGGTGAAGTTGGCATAATTCTATTGTGATTAAAGTTAATTACTCGTTTAATTTATACCCTAGAGTATTGTACCTATACCTTAGGTACTTTTAACTCTAGCATCTCATTTTCGTTTTGTTCTAACAATCCAATAAGAACCGATATATCCTTGATAGGTATAAGAGTACCTTCTCCCAAAGCTTTTTCTGGAAGAATACCGTCCTTACATACATAGGTGTATACCTTCTCAAGTATACCATGCTCTACATCTGGATGGTCATAATAATTACCAATCTCAATGAATAGGTTTCCGGTGGGAGCAAGCCTGCCCTTTTCCCATTCCTCTAAATCATTGAAGTATGGTCTCACGTATCCTCTAGCAGGTAAGCCAGTATATAAGATTGTATGTAGCAATCTCATATCTGCTTGTGTTTGAGAAACCAGATGTACATCTATGGTAATATCCTTAGTTTCATAAGGAAACTCTGAAGCTTGGTAATTACCATCCTCAAGTTTATCACCAATGATGTATTTATTCACACCAATATCTCCAGCATAATAACCCTGTAGTTCTATGGTTATTCTTGGGAGAGTCTTTGGGCCTTTTACTTGATTATTCCCTATACCAAAAAGTGGTATAAACTTCTTCATACCTTTGATTGCCTCTTGAAATCTTTTTTCGTTTTCTTGAGACAAAGGTAAGAAGTCTTCTGGGTTTAAGGTAAGACCCATTTCCAACATTGTACTAAGTAGAGAGATATAAAAAGTTCTTTCTACTATTTCTTCTGAGTTTACCATTAAAGTCCTAATCTAATATTTAATTGAACACTTTGATTGCCATTGTCATTAATATACCCATTATAAGTTACCTGAATACCTCCAAAACCACTCATTATGGTTTGTAAATGACCAACACAATTTAATTCACTAACCCATTGAGTAGCAATATTTGAAGGATAATCGGTAAGCCATACTTTAAAGGGTATTGGTTCAGAACCAATACCTCCAGGGAATTGACCCTCTATTGTCTTACTTATATCGGTTATCTTAAATTGTTTTATAAATTTAGCAACTTGAATACCGTTGATAAGGTAGTACTGATAACCCTTTACATTACTAATCTGAGCAGTACTAGTATTTTGACCAAGATTTGGGAATGGTATATTCGGGGTTGGTTCAAAGCCATACTTAGTAGTTCTAGTACCTGGAGATTGAGTTATATTTAAAACTATCTCAGTGTTAGGTTCTTGCTGTGAGATAATCTTAACTATAGCAGTTCTTTCCAAGGGGTCATAGTTACTGGGGTTATGTTCTTGATTAGTAGATTTAGTTTTGATAGTAAGCTTACCTGCGGCATTAGCTTCTCCAATTTCTTGGGTTACCTCTAACCAATCTGAGGAGCTTTCAACTTTCCAATCTACAGCACGATATTCATCTTGAGGCTTATTATTGATAAACTTCTGTTGGTAATTGTATACACCTATTTCTAGGGTCTCACCCCTTTTAGTACCATCGAAAGTATGGGAAGTAGTTTCTGGAGTGATACTAAAATAAGTTCCCCAGGTCTCTACTATTTTAGGAGCGGCCTTTTGTACCAGAGTTACTTCCCTTTCTACACCCTGAACTACTACCTTGAGAACCTGCTCTTTTATATTATTCATGTCTTCGTTTACTGCCTTAGGCTTTACCCTAATAGTTGCAGTACCAGTTCCGGATAATGAAGATATTTCGAAATCTGCTGCCATTATATAACCCTCCTTATTTCTTTTCTAATTTCATTACGTATTTCCTTTTGTAAGGCAGCTTTTCCACCAGCAGCCTTAAATGCAGGATTCCAAAGAGAACGAGGTGGTAAATTACCATCTCTACTACCATACTCTAACATGATAGCTATCTGATTCAAAGTCTTTCTTGAAGTCTTACCCGTATAGGTAATCTTCTTGATTCCAATTGGCAATCCGACGAAAGTTCTTTTCTTACCTTTTACCAAAGTAACTGAACGAGCATATTGCCCCGTAAGATTTAACATGGTATGGTCCCCATATTTCTTTAGGGTACCAGGAGCATGTGGTGGCCATGATACTCCTGAACCTCTTGGGGGAACACCCGTATTCAAACTTCGTCTTACTATACGAAGAAGTTGATTACCAAACTTTTCTGTACCTTTCGCATAGCCTTCGGTTAAGATACTTGGAGTTTTGGCAATCAACCTTTCTGCACGAGCTTGTTCTCGTTTATCTACGTATATTTCTAGAGGGCCAACTGGAGTCGATAGTGTAATATTAACCGACTTACTTGGCATAATTCTTATTATTGTTTAGGTTTATCTAATCCCAATTCTTGAGCAATCCTTAATAAAAGGGTTTCTTGGTTAGTTAACCTCTCATTCATGGATAACTTAAATTCTTCGAAATCTGGAGCAGGATTACGAGGTGATTCTGAACGATTATTAATTAAACCAAGAATATTATCACATTCAGAAACAACTGCCTCAAATTTGGCTTTGTTATTTAAAATATTTAAAGCATCCTGTTTCTGCATTGATACCTCATTAATGATATTATCGAGATTGGTCGTATAATAGGTACCATTATAAATACCTTCATTTACATTAGTTGGTAAATAAATGGTAATTTGAGATATTGAATCTTGTATCACTAATTCGATACTGTTAACAAAACCTTCTTTACCATTTGAGGCCATTGGTTTACTTTCGCCAACTTTTAAAACTCTTGCTTGGTCAAAGATTGGATAACCAGACCGACGATCTTTCTCTAAGGTGAAAATCATATCACCCTTTTGTACTTTCTGAAAAATCAATTCTTCCATAATCATTTTCTATTTATTAAGTTTAAACCGAATGATACTGCACCTGGATTCTTCTGCATGAAGTCTACCAGTTTTAGAAATTGATAGTATCCAAATTGATTAATGAGTACCTGAGCTTTGTTTGCTACTTCTTGAGCAACCTCTATATTTGGAGCAGGTAATGCTAGTTGTATCTTAAATTCGGTGAGTTGTTCTTGTTGTTCCATAATTCCTTAGTTAATGTGTTAAAACGAAAAAAGGAGTACACCTAAAATAGATGCACTCCTTTTTAGTCATCCCAGCAAATTAATAATTAAGTTTTTAGGGTCTCTCATATAATAAATACTGGTGTTGTATATAACCTATGATATTATACTAAATACATAATCATAGGTTATAGTAGCAGCATTCTGGTTAATAGTAAGTGTTATCTTCTTACCAGATTCTGATTGAGTTACTGTTACTGTGGCAGACCTTGAGGATTCAACGGTATTCTCATAAGTTTTAACTGAGAGCCCATTATCTACTATATTAACAATAGTCCAACTCGGTACATTTCGACTTGCTCCTACCGGATATATCTCAGAGGTTTCTGTACCATTTATCACTTTCTTTTTATAAGAGATGAATGGAACCTCTTCAGTTTTTCCCAAAGCTGGATGAGTAATAGACTTAGAAGTCTGACTTCCAGGAGCACTCCCCCAATTAAAATAATAATTATAAGATACACTTGCACCGCCCTGAGTGATATCCACATAATCGGAAGCACCTCCATAAGAAGCCGTAACCCTAATAGACCTACTACTTGTACTGGTATTCCCAGAAGCACTAAGTGTAGTACCTGATAGACTAAATCCTGAGGTACCATTGGTACTTAAACTTGGAGTAGCACTATCAGAGCCATCGACAACATTTGAACCAGAAGTATAATTAGCATGCCTTATTCTACTTGCCCTTGGGTACAAAGTTACACTACCTCCAGTATTACCGATAGTATAAGAACTTGCAGTTAAGCTTACACTCCAAGAGTCATAAGTATACCCAGTAAATTCGTTTGCTGCCTGGTATACTGGTACACTTACAGATTTGGTTTTACCATTTAGTGATAAGGTACCAGTAAGGGTTCCTACCCGGGTTCTAGATTTAACTGTAGTTCCCAAAGAACCTGCACTAACTGCAGTACCATAACTAATGCTAGCACCGCTTGTAATTGTGCCACCTCCAGTTGTAGAACCATTCCATCCCCAAGTCTGAGAATATGATGGCATACTTGAGAATGAACTTCTACTTCCTCCACTTGCAGGTATATCGGATACACTTCCTCCACTTGCTGTAATCTCACTGTAAGTCCTATAACCTGCCGACTGAGAACAAGATAGGGTTAACTTCTTCCCTGTTTCAGCTTGGGTTAAGGTTACCGTACCACTTCGTGTACTGGTAGAAGTATTATTACCCATAGTTACAGAAGTACCACTTCCAGATACACTACCAGAGTTGGCTCTAGTATAAGTTAAAGCAATTTGGTTACCATAATTATGCCCATTTCTCAATTCTTGCTTGTAAGAAGCAACGGTAAAGGTTTTAGTACCTCCTGTAGCCCCAAATAATATAGAGGTAGGTGATAAACTCCAAACATGCCTCCAAGATTGAGAGGCTGCTGCCTGAGTGAAGGTAGCAGAAACGGTTTTACCAGATTCATCTTGAGTATAAGTTCTAGTATGAGCTCTTGAAGATAGAGCTAAATTTTCGGTAGCAATAAACCCCATAGTATCAGTAGACCCCTTTAACCAATCTGGTAAAGTTGTTCCGGTATGACCCACTGTTACCGAAGAGCCTTGAGCTACCCCATCCCAATACTTTTGTTTAGTTGAAGTTAAACCTATTCTAGCAGGGGTTGATTCTCCACCTATGGCAGGAAAAGTAAAGGAAGTATTTATAGCTGTAAAAGTATACTTATAAGTTACCTTATGAATATCCTCTAACTTTACTGTTTCGTTATTTCCATAGGAACCGGCATTGGATAGTTCCAACCCCACATAATTTTCCCCTGTTCCTGTAGGGGAGAGTGCTAACAATTCAGCCTTGGTAGGACAGTCATTGCCATCCTTACCAAGGCCTACTTTACTTTTGACAGCACTCCAGGTTGCTATCTCTCCCATAAGATTTATTTGTTTTTAAGTTCCTGAATCTCTGCCTTCAAAGCCTTGATTTCATCATAGAGAAGTTTAACACCCTCGATTGCCAAGGTTGACATCTTGTGATATTTAACTTGTTTTACGAGTACGTATTCTTCTCCGTTGATTTCCAAGGTTTCGAATTCCTCTGGATTAGGTACCGTAGATTTCTCTACTGGAACTTCTTCCACATATTTACCAAATCCTAAGCCTTCGAGGTTCTGAGCAATAGTTCCCTCATCCTCCTTACCAAGCATAGTAAAGGACTTAGTAGGTATCTGGCAAATTTGGTCCAGAGTATGATTCAAATCTTTAATGTTATCTTTGAGTCGAATATCTGAAGACTCTTTCCAGAAACCGGAAGGAGCAGTAGTCTTAGCAAATACTACCTGGTCAGTAGTTGCCAATCCCAATTGAGCTCTAGTTACTGTATGAGGATTATCCTTTCTACCTGCATGACTATTGATAGAAGTCTGAGCAGTAGTACCTGCAGCCTTAGCATCAGCAATAGCAGTAGCTTGAGCAGTAGATACTGGCTTATCAGCATCAGAAGTATTATTAACATTACCCAATCCAACCTGAGTTTTAGTAACTGTATGAGGATTAGATTTATTGGCAATGTGATTATTTACCTTAGTTTCTAAGGCAGTTACATCTGAACCAGTATCGGCAATCAAATCGTCAACGTAAGTTTTCAATTCTGTACGAAGAGCATTGATGGCATTAGTTCTATTGGTAATCTCATTTGCCAACCCCTGTACGGTATTATCCAAGTTAGTCTTATCTGCTGCAGTCATTACACCTGCAGTAGTCTTAGTTGCTGCAAGTATATCTCTAATTAAACCTGTAGCACCTTCATAAGTCTTACCCTCTGCACTCTTAGTTTTATTATTAAGAGTAGCTCTTACATTAGTTGAATTATGGGTAAGAGTGAATCCAGTAAGAATAATTCCTGGAAGAGAACTATTAAAGGTATCATGAGCATTATCTTTTGCAATACGGGCCTCTTGTTCAGCTTCAATAGCATCTGGTAAGGTTTGATTAAGCTTTATTACACTATCGGCATCCATCAGACCAGCTTCTTTAGTAGTGGCTGGAGTTAGAGGGATTACCATCCCATCGGGTTTATCAATGTAATGCCCTTGACCATCCGTAGCAGAATAGTTACATAAGATAATAACATTACGCTTATTTTTGTTAACTATTGAAACCTTACTAATTAAATTTTTAGGCATGCTAGATACCACATCCTCAAGATGCTTACCTCTACTACCTTCGAAAGCAGTACCTGCGATTTCCCCAATGATAAGAGACGAAGTATTACTGTCTACGAATTTAGTACCTGACCAACGGAATTGGTATGGAGGTTCACCATCGGCAACATTTATATAAATCTTACCAGATTCTCCAACTACGGGAGTTTGGTGACCTGCATCCGTATACAATTGAACATTAGTAAGACCTCCAGTGGGGCTTACATCATAGGTAGCATATACTTCAAGTACATCATCTACATATGAAGGCAAATGGTTAGCAGGTACTAACCCATTCCCATCCAATGGAGCAAAGCCATCAGCCTTACCCTTAGTTGCTACAAAGGCATCATGCTTAGCTTCTAGAGTGTTAATGTTATTCTGCAGTTTAGTATCAAGGGCAGTGTCTGCCGCAGTTCTATCAGCAATCTCTTTATCAATCCTTGCACCCAATGCAGTATCAGCAGAAGTACGAGCAGTTGCTTCATCGTTTACAGCTTTAGTAAACTTGGTATCTAAAGCAGTATCTGCAGCTTTTCTATCAGCTACTTCTTGAGCAAGAGCGGCTTCTGATTTACCGTCCAAAGCTTCGATAGCATCTTTACGGTCCTGAACCTCTTGAGCAATAGCATTGGGTAATGTCTCATCCAGATTAACTTTATCTTGGGCGGTCATTACACCAGCTTTCTCTGTAGTAGCTGCTGGGATATGAGTAGTCTTATAATCTTCAGGCTCATGAGTATAAATACCCTCTTCTTTTTTAGAAGAGAAATTATGAGTTAAAGTAACATGACTGCTTTGTTGATCTACCTCAACTGGTTTATCATCAGATAAGATAATAATATTATCTGGTATAGAATCAAACAGCTTCTTATCTGCTGCAGTTTGTACACCGGCCTTTTCTGCAGTAGAGGCAGGCAATGTAATAGGATTCTGTTCTACGGTACCATCTTCAACTACGGTCTTAGTAGCAGCTATGCCAACAGTAGTTTCATTGGGAGTTACTGCACCAAGAGCAAAGTTAGCCGTAGAGATTCTATCTAACTCAACCTTATCCTTAGCAGTCATCGTACCAGCCTTAGTAGCCGATACCTGAGGCAAATCGAAAGTTTCGGTAGTATCAGCATTCAAACCGTTATCCTTAGTTACGGTTACTGTTACCTTATTAGCATCAGAAGCTGCAGAGAGATCAGTTAAAGAATTTGGGTCTAACCCATCTAACTTAACCTTGTCTGCAGCAGACATAACTCCAGCAAGAGTTTGAGTTACCGGGAGTAAATTCTTGGTAGCTTCTACTTCTTCACCATATTGGTTATTTGCCTTATCCTTGGTTGAAGTCTTTACTTTGAAAGAAAGCTGAGTACCTGTTCGGGTTACAGTACTAACATCGGTAACCATGGTGTCTGGCAAAGCATCGGAAGTACCTTCTTCAGCTACCAGTCTTTCTTCATGGTCATCAGTAATGGTAGTGAACTTATTATCTAAGGCAGTATCAGCCTCTGTTCTATCCTGGATTTCTTTATCTATACGTTTACCTAAAGCCGTATCTGCAGCAATACGAGCAGCTTCTTCTGCATCGATATTATCCTGAAGAACTTTATCAGCAGCCTTTCTCTCTTCGCTTTCGGTTTTGAGGTCAGAAGAGTTCTGGTCAATCTTTGCTTCCAATCGAATATCCTCAGCCTTACGAGCAGCAATTTCGTTATTCAGCAAATCGGTAATGGCAGTATAGTTACCATTGATATTATCCTGAATACCTTGAATCAATTCAAGATTGCGTTGGATATTGGCAGCATTCTGAGTTACCAAAGCATTGGTAGCATTCAAAGAAGTTAACAGCTCAGTACGAGTTTCAGTTACGAAAGTTCTCAACTCATTTACAGTAGTAGTAAGAGTATTACTTAAGTTAGTGAAAGTCTGTTGCAGAGTATTATCCCCTTGTTCACGCAGATTCTTTTCGGCTTCAAGCTTATTCTCCAACTCAGTAAGCTTAGCAGTCATAGTTGCTGCAAAGTTGGGGTCATCACCGAGAGCCTTAGCAATCTCAGCCAAAGTATCAAGTACCTCTGGAGCAGAGCCAATAATCTTTTGGATAGCTGCCTCTACTTGTTCAGCACTCTGGAAATCTGAATCGTTTAATAACTCAGATATCTTAGTGATGTAATTTGCATGTTCTTCGATGCCATCCAACTTGGCGTATAGCAAGTCAGTAAAGTCATTTGAAGAAAGTACTTTACCATCTACCTTATCTACCTTCTTTTCATCCATTGCCTGGTCAGCAGCAATTCGGTCTGCTTTTTCCTGAGCAAGGGTATTATTAATAAGGGTATCTTGGTTAGCACGTTCGGTAGCTTCCTTATCGATATTATTTTGCAACTCAGTATCACCAGCTAAGCGATCATTCTTTTCGGTAAGGATATCTTTGTTGATACCCACCATATCATCTTTATGGTTCTGAAGGTTGGTATCAATCTTTGCCTCGAGTGAAGTCTCTTTGGCAATTGCTCGGTCTCTCTCTGCATTAATAGCAGTAGTGTTGGCATTTACCTTTGCTTTTAGTTCATTCATAGCATCGGTATTACCTGCCTCTAGAGAATCAATACGAACTCCCAAAGCATTATCACCGGCAATACGATTTTCCTTTTCTTGTTCAAGCTTAGTGTTAAGATTAGCTACCTCGGATTCCAAAGCCTGCTTGGTATTATCCAACTTAGCAGTGAACTCAGTACTCAAGGATTTATCGGCTGCAGTACGGTCTGCTGCTTCTTTATCCAAATTTACCTGAAGAACTTGGTCTGCAGCTTTTCTTTCTACACTCTCAGTATTAAGGTCAATATTGAGAGTATCGATACGAGAACTCAAAGCACTATCTGCATTGGTACGGTCAACGATTTCTTCGTTAATCATATCCTTAACTTCCTTGTAGTTATCACCTACAGTCTTAGTTAAGTTTGTGATTGCCTCTGAATTTCTTTCGATACTGTGTTGGTTAGTAGCGATTGCCGTAGTATTGGCATTTACCTGCTCAGTAAGCTCATTACGCAAGGTATTGATAGACTCTTGCATACTCAAAGCCAAGTCTGAGATACGCTGATTAACGTTAGCCAGACTTTGAGTATATGCTTCATCAGCAGTCTTTCTTTCGGCAATCTCCTTATCCAAGTTAGCCTGAATTACGGCATCTGCATCTTTACGGTCTTGGATTTCCTTATTAAGGTTATCCCTTACAACCCCGAGTGCAGCATCTCCAGTAGCAGACTTATTGTCTACGTATTCTTTCAGTTTAGTTTCAAGGGCAGTATCGGCATCTTTACGGGCTTGAACTTCAGCAGCTACTTCAGCACTGTTTGCCTCATCTCCTGCAATACGGTCTTCGATTTCTTGGTTAACCTGTTCTGTAATTGCAGCCAACTTCTTAGTGATGGTAGTTGCAAAGTTAGGGTCATTTCCAAGGGCATCAGCAATTTCCTTAAGAGTATCAAGTACTTCAGGTGCTGAACCAATAATTTTTTGGATAGCCGCATTTACTTCCTCTTCAGTTTGGAAACCAGCATCATTGATAAGCTGTGAGAGATGGGTAATATAGTTTGCCTTCTCTTCGATGCCATCCAATTTAGCTTTGAGGATATCAGTAAAGTCATTCTTAGTCAAAGAATAACCTTCACGTTTATCTACCTTCTTAGTATCAAGGTCTTTATCCCCCTTTTCTCTAGCAGCAGCCTCTGCAGCAATAGCATTGAGCAATTGTTCTTTGTCTTCTACACCCTGCTCTTTTACATCGTCAATTTTGTGTTCAAGAACTAAATCCTGAGCAGCACGAGTAGTAGCCTCTGAATCTATATTGTTCTGTAATACCTGGTCTGCAGCAGTACGTGCTTGAGCTTCTTGGTCAATTTTACCTTGAAGAGCATTGTCTGCATTAGTACGGTCTGTTACCTCTTTAGAGATTTCATTATGAAGAACTTGGTCCTCAGAATGACGATCTACCTTTTCTTGGTCAATTTTACCTTGAAGAGCTAAAGTATCAGCCTGACGATTAGTGATTTCCTCGTTAATCTTAGAATCCAGTACAGTATCTGCATTGGTACGATTTGCAGTTTCTTCGGCAATCTTTGCCTCGAGTGCAGCCTTATCATTGATATGGAGAGTCTTAAGGTCATTTACACTTTCCTTAATCTCATTATCGGCAGCAATACGTTCATCTTTTTCCTTTTGGATAAGGTCCTTAAGTTCTTTCTCAAGTTCATCGTTATCTTGATTTACCTTATCTTCAAGGTCTTTTATGTCTTCGGCATTCTTATCTACCTTTTTCTCAACTCTGTCAATCTCGGCTTTTAAGTCTGCCTTAACTGTATCGATTTTCTTGTTGATTTGGTCTAACCCATATTCGAGGTTATCCTGAACTGCGGCTACTGCAGCACCCAGAGCAGCTTCTGCTTCCTTAGCACGATTAACCTCTTCGGTTAAAGCAGTACGAAGGTCGGTTAATTTATTTGTGATAGTAGTTGCGAAGTTGGGGTCATTACCCAATGCTTCTGCCAACTCTTTAAGAGTATCAAGGGCATCATCAGCACCATCAACCAAATCGCTAATCATCTGTTTAACTTCTTCCTCAGTTTGATATTTCAAATCATTCTCAAGCTGAGAAACTTTAGTGATGTAATTTGCATGTTCTTCGATGCCATCAAGTTTAGCCTTCAACTCATCGGTAAAATCATTTTTCGATAAGTCGTATCCTTCTTTCTTATCTACCTTATTCTTGATAGAAAGTACGAAGGCCCAGAACTCATTTATAGTTCCTCCAAAGCCAGCTTTAACAAAGTCATCATAGTAACCCTGTAACAACCGCTGGTCAATTTCTTCGCAGGTGTAATATTTACTTACATACATATTTATAAAATTTAAGGATTAATTACTGCACGTTGACGACCCAGTAAGAATTCCGAATCGATATCTCTGAATGGTTCTCCCTCTGAACCACAGAAAGCATTCATCGGTACGTCTGGATTTTCGGGGTCTACATCTCCACCGTCTTCTATGTCTCCTCGAATACAAGCATAATCGGGGAGCTTATTTACACGGAATTTCATTACCTGGCCTATACCAGGATGAGGTATTATTTTATCCCAGATATCACCGAAGTAATCTTGAAAGCAGGTGACAAATTTGTTTCCGGTCATTGATTGAAATGCCGTTACATCATTGCCATTACCTTTCATTTCAATATGAACTCCAGATGTACCATTAAGGATAACCAAATTACTATCAAACCAGATTCCACTGGAAGTAGTAATTGGGGTCCACCTCAGTACTAACATCTTTGCCATATACTTAATTTTTAATCTACAAATTCGATTTTGGTATCTCGGTCTCTCTTTAGGATAACCATGAAAACTAAAGCCTCATCCTTTGCCTGAGCAGTCTGAGTATCTCCAGAAGGCTTATACGTTATACCATTAATTACAAACCTATCTTGTTCCCAATTAAAATCCCAATAACCTTCCGGTGTAAGATAACCGATTTGTTCTATATAAGATTTAGAAATTAGTATTGATAAGTTTTCGTCATCCAATTCTCCTGAGACAGTTGCCTTATTGATAGGCCAGTTTCTGAAAGCATTGTAGTAACATAATGCTTCGATTTGGATGTTATAATATTTAGGTATACTGTCTTCGGCATGACTGAGAAGCTGATTAACATGTTTAGCCCAAGTTATGGATTGTCTACCAGCATCCCAATCTAAGAAGTCAGTGATAATTTTCTTGTATCTATCCCAAGAGCGGTTCTTTACCATTCTCCAGGGTTCTTTTGTCATAACTTAGTTAAGATTGATTTCTTACCACCTTTCACTGGAGCACTTGGATTTGGTCCATCTAATACTCCAGGTTGCCTTCTGTTAACTACTTTAGGAACTACGGTTCTGAATACTTCATCACAGAACGGTAAGTAGATTTCCAATCGTGAAGCTAACATACAAAGGTTCTTTCTTAATTCATCTATTAATCCACCTGGTTGCATTGCTTGAGAAAGTGTTTTCCATAGGGAACTTGTAGCATCTGCCAAGGTATCATAATATTGCACTTCAGTAGGCCCAGTAGTGATTTGTTTTATCCTATCACCCCGAGCAAGTTCGGGTTTAGAACTACCATCACCATTCTGTTCTTTGGTAGAGGTTAATTGGCTTAGGTATTCTGAAGTACTTGTTAATAAGTTAAGTATCTTCACATTGAGAAAATCCCAGGCAGCCAATTCCATTATTAATTGGTTTTCTAGTGCTTCATACCATAATTCATCAGTGTATTTATCTGCAGGAATTACGTGATTTACTAGAGGACCAATATAATATTGCCATTTGGTGATATAGATAGATTTATCTTCCCTGGTCATTCCATCGGATATTTCTGAAGGAATGTAATGGTCAATTAAGTTATATATTGTATCGGCTAATGCCGTATGCCCATAATCACAAACTACCAGAGTCTTATCTACGGTGATATCTAAACCATTCGAGTTGGTTACATGTAGGGTTACTGTATAGAAACCGGGAGTTTCATAAGAATAGGAAACATGTCTTCCACCATTGAAAACCTCTCCCTTATCATCGCCAAAGTCCCAGTCAAAAATGGATTTGGCCGGGACTTTGGATATGACTCTGAATGAAACTTCCAGACCTGACGTAACGTACAAAAAGTCCAGATTGTTATTCATATTAGTCTGTCTTATGTAATTTTCATAGATTACCCTTTAGAAGAGGATTCGAATTCTTCCAGCAAAGCCTGAAGAAGTGTTTCTACTGTATCATCTTTCTCGGCAACGATTTCATGAAGACCCGCTACCAGTTTCAGTTCTTCCAGAGAATAGCCCTTTGCAAGTTTTTCAAGAGTCATACCTTTCTTGAACTGAGCATTCAGTCTCTTGTCCAACTTTTCGATGTCGGCCTCTGAATACTTTTCGATTTCTGATTTATCGGCAATGATAATCAGATGGCCAGAAGCAATTGCCTTCTGAATCTTCGGTGCACGGAATTGACGACGAGTAAGTTCTTTGTCTTCTCCTCTACAAACGGTAATACCAGTTGATTGGTCATGAAAACTGTAAGCTCTTGGTCCCACAGTTACTGTATATTTATCTTTAGCCATATTTCCTAAGATTTAAAAATGATTAAAGAGAGGATGAGTCTTTTTAGTTACCCACCCTCTCAGGGAATTTATATAGATGAAACCGGACGGCCCTTATTATTCAAGGTTAACCATCAAATATGGGTCTACGTTCATGAACTCGGGGAAACCGAATTCTGAGAACTTCTTGTCAGCAGCCAGCAACAGAGTTGCATCCTGGTACATCTTAGAGAAGCCAGTAGTCAAGCTTGCATAGATTGCCTGAGTCTGGTTAGAAACGATTCTTTCAGATTCAAGCATCAACTGACGAGCAGTAAGCTTAATCAAGGCAGCAGATGTATCAATCAACAGCAACTGTTGGTCGGGTGTACCCGGGTGAATGTAGAAGTCAGCATTCTTGGGAACAGGAGACTTAACATTCAGGGTAGCTTCTGTAGTACCAGAGTGACGATCCTTGAATTCCGGCAAGTTCAGCATTTCGATTGCCTGGTCTTCACCACCAATCATAGTTTGGAAGTTACGTCCCATACGAGCAGCACGTACCCAAATATGCAGAAGGTCTTTGTAAGTGATACCCTTAGTTGTTTCGTATACACCGATTACCGGGGCAGACTCAGAGCCATCAGGGTTGTTACCATTGATAGCAACGTCCATAGCCAGAGTATCCAGAGCATAACCCAACTGAACGCCAAAATCACGAAGGTAGATTCCCAAGACATCGAGCGAAACATAGTTACGAACTTCATCAGTAAGTTTGAAACCTTTTCCGATTTTGAAGAGGCTAACTGATTTCTGTCCGAAGCTAACATCACCCAATGGGATAGTTTCTGCCTCATTAACCTTTGCAGGGGCAGCATCCGACATGTTAACCATTGGCATGATTGCTTGTAAACCATTGATGGGTTGATCAGATGCAATGATGTTCGGATAGAACGGAGCCTGGCGCATACCCAATGTGATAGCAGCACGGATGATTTCCGGAACAATCCAACGAACATTCTGTTGAGGCATTGTAAAGATGTTCTGCATCGTGTCCACTTTTGGATTGATGCCCATCTTTTCAAAAAGTTCATCTTCTGAAATACCCCATTTACCGGTAACCAATTCTCCAAAAGTTACCTCTACAGGCTTCTTGTCCTGTGAACCGGAACGAACAGCTTCCAAGCTTCTTACCATTTCCGGCAGCTCATTCATAAAATCCTGAGCCTTCAACTTTGTAATATCTATTTTATTTTCCATAACTTCTTTTCTCTTATTTGATGAGTACTTGAATTACCTCATTTGCCTCTTCTGCAGGATTAAGGGCAATGAACTGGGATGAAGTTGCTTGGTTAGCTTTTACGAATCTATCGTTAAGCAATGTTCCATCGGGAGTTACATAGCCGGCGTCGATATTTCCGTTTGATACCCAGTTACAAATCATGTAACCTTCCATAGCTACTGTTACCTCTACCGGGAAATTTCTTTGAGGTTGATAAGCAGGGTTAACGTTATCCGTTACTGCTACACCCAAATAAACTTGAGTAGCTACATCAGTGCAAGGGTAAATCAAACCTTCTTCATTCAAAGCTACTGGCATACCCTGTACGATTTTCTCTCCAGCTTTAACATTGAAAGCCTGGTGCAATTTGTGTGACTCACTTTTGTAAATCACCGCTCTCGGGGTTCTTTCCCCAAAGAGAGTAAGTTGCTGAGGGTCGTTTACGATTTTAGTTTTTTCCATAACGCGGATTATTTATATTAGTTATTTGATTTTGTTTCGATACAAGTTATCGATTACATTCTTAGTACTCGGAGATTCTGAATTCCGTTGGGTATCAGTACCCTGGGTTCCAGTTTTACCCTCGGTATCATTCTCAGCAATTGAGGAAGCACGGTTGACGTCCTTAGAACCACATTTTGAGCAAGTGAGAGGGAACTTCTCTTCCAAGCGAGCTTGGTAATCCTTTGTCAAGGAAACAAGAGTAGTAATACCAGTAGTCTCGGCATTGAGCATCGTAACGATTGTCTCATCTACCTTATCACCCATCAACTTCTTGTAAGTTTCTACGGCATTTTCACGGAGAGAAGCAATGTGATTCTTTCCTACAGTTGCCATTTCCTTCAAGTTAGCTACTTCGGCATTCAAGTTGGTAATCTGTTCCGTAAGAGAAGTTTTCTCTGTGGTAAGATTATCTACTGAAGTTTGCAAAGTGTTTCTGGATGATACCAAAGTCTGAATGCAGGCAATTACATTTTCCTGATTCATCTCTTTACCTTCTTCCAGGGTAAGCATGTTATCCCCAAAAAGGATTTCAAGAAATTTTTGTAATTCGTTCATGTTATTTTTATTTGAATGATTATCATTGGCATCATTATCATTAAAAGAACCCTGAGTATCGTTCTTTTCTTGATATGATGTTAAATCTGATTTATAATCAGTAAAGAAGTATTGCTTCGATTTATCATCTCTGTATTCTTCATAAGATGCCCAAGTTCTTTTGGCAAAGGTTGGGTTAATGATTTTACCATCCGAACCAATTTTCTGGGCAAATGAATCAGCACCATGTGAAACTAGTGAGGTCTCAAGGTAACGAACAATTTCAGTAACAATTCTACGTACCATAACTCCCTTAGAGTCATAAGTACCCAGTTTCTGATAAAATTCGTTATCTTCCATTTGGGGATGGGATTTATCCCACTTAAATTGTACAGTAACCGAATTACTATGAATTGAGGGTGGCTCCATAAGAATTCCTCGAGCAATTCTTGGATTTGCCTTACCATCAATCTTCAGAATACCGTTGATACCTGCTGGTATAGTAAAGCTACCGTCTTTATAAGATTCCTGCCACATTACTTGTGATACAGCTCCAATAGCATTACCGATGTTTGTTTCATGGTCACAGTTTACTGTTTGACCAAGCAGCATCTTCATAGAAGCCTTTAGTACTCCATTTTGACCGAAGTCTGTAGGATTCCAATTTTTCGATACGATTGTTTCCGAAAGTAATCGGAACATAGGTTCGATAAACTCTTCGTCCTTAGGAGTTAATTCCGATTTGTCCAGGTTGGGATAATAAGTATTATAATCTATATCCCCTCCCCAAAATCCAAATTGAGCAATGGAATCCGGTGTAGGGTTTTTCCATTTGTAATAATTCTCTGAGAAAGCCTTGGCTCCCACTGCTTCTGGGATATACCCAGCCATAATGGTATGGCCTTGACCTATCACCATAGAATCAAGATGCTCTTTGTTTTTCTTTGTAAATTTACTCATCTTGCTTTAGTATTTTGGTCTCCTCGAGAAGGAGCCGGGTTATTCTTATCTCTTGACCTACGAGCAGATTGGTTTTTATCATCTTGCCTTTGTTTCTTCTTAGTTCCTTCTTGTGGGTCTATATTACCTCCCTTAGCAAATTGGTCCTCAAGTGAAACTCTTGGTTCTTTCTCATCAGGAGAATCATAACCCATTGCCCAAGCATATTGCTCTTGGCTAATGATACCTGCCTTATACAATAAGTCAAGGTTCTGTATCTTATACTGAAGACCTTGTTGGATTTTAACTTCATCAGAAACTGTAGAAGTTCCCCAATCAATCTTCATTCCCTTATTATTAAAGCCTGCCAAACGCAGTTCTAGAGAATAAAGTCGGTCCAATACATAAGCTACAAGCATTTGGATATTTTTTAACTGGCTAATCATCTTAGACAGCATTATACCCGTTGCACCTTCACCAGTAGTAGATGATACCCCAATGATAGAGCCATTAACTCCCAACCCATTTGCTACAGATTGTTGGTTCATATTCCAAGGCTTCTCGATATTACCGAGCTCCTTAGTAGTAGAATTTAGTTTGAATTCATGGTCATCTATGTAACCAGCAACTACTCCATCCTTCATACCCTCTTTAACATTACGTTTAAGGATATTAAGTTCATGGTATAATCGGGATTCATAAGCTTTTATACTCTCATTTGGTCTTTGTGGAGATTTCTGCATCTTAGCTTCTAAGAAACCAACCATACCACAAATCTCCATGATATGTTTGAAGTTAATCTTCATATCATTTTGTCCTTTGAGAGAATCCAATGCAGGCATAAATGGAGGAACTCCATAAGGTTCATCGGTATCATTGAACATACCAACATAGAAATAGGTTTCTGGGTTAAGCTTAATGTAATCTTGTTGCTTAACAAAGAAATTCATATTCTTTTGGTAAGGAGCATACACCCCATTTAATTCACGTTTAAACTTGATGTGTTCTGGCTTAAGGAATAATACAGTAGCCAAACCATCAAGCTTATCATTTGGTACTCCTTCTACGGATATTGCCCCACTTACAAGAAGTTGAACAATCATTTTGTTAACTAAACCATCTATACCAGCAGTATATCTGGTCCATCCCTTGGTGGCTTTCTTAAGATGTTCCCTCATCTTTGAAGCCTCTTCATCGGTGTTATTAGGGAAAGTTACTGTATGACTGGTGTTAGCTAACTTAAACATATCTTGTAATGCAATGCCCATATCGGGATTTACCTTATATAAATCCCGAATTAAAGGTATCACATCAACACGAAAAGAGGGTTCAACTAATTTAGTCAACCCTTGTAATGATGTAATTAAGTTATCACTATCATCGTCAACTGAAACCCTACCAGGTGAAATTGATGTGGCAGGCTTTTCCTCTTTATTAGAGGATGTACCATTCTTGGGAGGGTCCTTCTTACGTCCCCAACCCCAACTAAAATTGAAGTACTTTTTCATCTTGGTTGTACGATTACGTTAGTTTTTCCTTTCCTTATGTGATTACATATTGCTTTTCCGAAGATATCATCATCTGCATATACATCTCCTTCAAGGTCTACATCTACAGCTGAATTGTTAGCCCTATGTTTACCCATTGCAACAGGTCTACCTAAACCATCATAGATGAAAGTATAAGCTTCTTGTACAAAGAATGGGTCCTTAATGATTACATGATCTAATCGAATATCTTCTTCCAAGTTCTCTATTATCACTGAACGATTCTTTTGGGTGGTTAACCAACCAGGGGATTTATCCATTTCAGGTCTACTTTTACCTTTTTTCTTTAGCATCTTCTGGTAGTAGTAAAGGTTAGGGTAGCCTTCGTCTTGAAGTTTAGAAGTTACTGATAAACCAACGTCATTGGATTCTGGAGCTATTACTGCCCAGTTAAACAACTTCCCAGTATCACCAAGTAACTTAGCATAAGCTCCCACTGCCATTCTTCCCTTATATACTACTTGTTCTTCTCCTAGCTTATCCATACAAGTAAATGAAGAGTAGTCAGAAGCTCTACCAGTTGAAACGTCTGCACCAATAAAATATTCTTTGTCTGGTTCTGGTTCACAAAACTGTCGATATTGACCATTAAACCTTTTCTTAATAACTGGGTAATCACTAAGGCAGTCTTCGATAGCTTTAATATCGGCTAAGTCGAAGACTGTATTACCAGATGATAAGAAGTCACCATCAATTTCTTGTGCAGTTCGTTTTGCTCCCAAAGCAGAAGACATTTGGTTATACCAATTGATATCTCGTTCTGGGTGCATTTGCCAGTATAATCGAATTGGGTTAAAAGGATTACCTCCTGCAATGGCATCTACCCAAGTTGAGTGATAGAAATTACCAACTCCATAGGGAGTGGAATTGACGATGGCAGCTCCACCAGTGGAAAGAGTAGGGAATGCAGCAGCCCAAATTTGAGCAGCCCATCTTACTACTGCTGCCTCGTCAATTACCAGAAGAGAAAGGGATTCCGAACGACCGGCTTCGGATGATGTCGGAATTGATTCAATAAATGACCCATTATCAAATTCTATCATGGAAGCAGAACCATATTCTCCAGCTCTACCATTGATTATGGGAGTTTGAAGGTACCATGGAAGATTCTTGTACATGAACTTAATCTTCTTAAGCACCTTCTTAGCAGTTGTGTCTTTGATAGAGATAATGTTTATCTTTTTGTTGGGATGGTACATCGCCAACCAAAGACAGTACATTGAAATAAGTTCTGTAATTCCTGCCTGACGGAATTTGAGAATGATATTGAATCGTTGGGCAATGAAATTGTAGAGAACGGATTTCTGAAAGGGGTATAAATCGAATCTTACCTTTCCTCTTACTGGATGTATCACATAGCAAAAAAGGCTAAAAAAGAAAACATCACTAGAAACTCGGGATAGGTTTGATAGCTCCTCCCGAGTTAATGTAGTTCTAGTTTCTGAGATAGTCTTTGCCATTACTTAAAAGTTATACGTTATTTGAAATTCGATGTCAGTACCTATACCAGATTTTATCTTCTGATAGTAAAAGGTATTGACTCCGAATTTGTAATTAAATCTCTTAGTCTTGATTGAAAGACCAGCTCCCATATCGAAAAGATTATTGAAAGGTCTATATTTGCCATAAACGTATGGACTAAGTGATAACCTTGCAACTTTCTTTCGAGTTAATTGACCTTCATACCAGTTGTAGTTGTACTTATCTAAATCGATTGGGAATAGTCTAGTTGAATAAGTGTTAGTCTCCTTATTGAACAGACTTAAGTTCAACTTATCTTTCTTCAAAACAATTTGAACCAGGGAATCTTGGTTACTGATAACTGGCTGCCTTAGCATGGAATCAGGAAAGAGAGTTGGCTGCTTATTATCATGAACTAAGATTTTACCTGGTTCAACTTTTTCTGAGTACTTCTTCTCTGGTTTGAAGGGTTTCTCTGTGTATACTGTATCTGGGATTTCATTGACCGCTAGTTCCAGGGAATCAACCTCTCGAGAAAGTTTGTAATTCCTGAAGCAAAGGTAAATAGTAAATCCTAGAAGTACAATAAACAAGGCATTCTTAAATGTCTTCATATTTGATGAATTTCTTAATTTTACTCTTCAACCAATAACGTTCTACTGGACTTAAGTTTGACTTAATGATGTGGAACTTGAATTGGAAAGTACTTTTGGTTTCAATAATCTCAAAACGTATCGAAGGTAAATTCCGATAAATAATCCGAAAGAACTTAATGATGTTGTTAATGTTCAATTCGGTAATTGGGTACTTTGCATTAATCATTCTCATAATTCGGTGTATTAAGTTTTCAAATCGAAATAGTCGCACGCTTTAATGATACTATCTATTCGGTAATCGCTTAGCGATTACCTTTATCGAACGAAGTGAGATAATATCCAAATATACTACTTACGATATGATATATGAATAGCTATATATACGCAGATAAATATATAGATATATATACGTAGTATATTATATATCTATATATTTCAAGGCACCCCAGAAACTTATATATAAGACTTTATATATAAAGCTGAAACTCACGGTTCTTGGGTATTTGCCTTTTTGAGGCATTCCTTAAACCAATAACCTATTTCACCTACTGCCCCTTTGGCAATTGTATATCTTGCCTTGTTAAGCCAATAATGGTAATCCTTAAAATCACCTTCGAAGGTATCACCATTCTTGTGAAGGTAAACTTTGAATTTATCTGGGAATCCCATAATTGCCTTGAAGTCTTCGATTCCCAAAGGATAACCATCGGGTCTGAATTGCCTATCTGCAGGTCTGAGAGTTAATGGGGGTTTATCATACTCTAATCGATATACTCCTGGAAGAGTACTCATCTTTGCAGTTTTGATAGGCCACTTCTTTTCATCTTTAAAATCTCTAACCCAGAGTCTATGTATCTTTGCTACTGTGAGATTTTTCTTCTCAGGGAGTTTTCGATAGTCATACATTGCCAGAGTTTTACTCATAAACGGAATCTGGTTAGTATTATTTTCCTGAGAGAATGTGAGTGGTTTAAGTAGATTTCTAGTAATTGTTGGGTTTTTTACTTGAAATACTTCATCAAAAGCATTCAAATATTTCTTACCAGTTTTTCTATGTACTCCAATGATAAGTAATCTCTTTCGTGATAACTGTGAGTTACCGTAGTCAGAAACGCTTCTTTCGTGAAAAATAAGTTTATAGTCTTCAAGAGTTTTTTGAAGATATTCTTTTGGGAGCAAAGATAGCAAACGAGGTAAGTTTTCAATAAGAAATATCTTAGGTTTATAATGTAAGATTGATTGAATTACTAGATTCAGGGATTTATTCTCTTGGGGATTGCCCAATTCTTTTACTTTTGAAAGCCTCATAATAGAAGATGCTCCACAGTCTGGACTTGAAAGTATGATGTCTGGCTTACAATCTGGGAAGGTTTCATCTTTATAATATGGTATACCACCAAAGTTCAATTTCCACTGCTCTAAGCCTTTAGTATAAAATACTCCTCGAGTTTCTATATTAGCTATCAAATTCTTTCTAAAAGGGAACAAAAGGATGCCTGCACCAGCAGACACCCCTAATACTTTTAATTTTTTCATTTCTTGTAGCTTCTCAATTTAATGTACTTAATCCAAGCAAATGGCTTACGGTCTTCCAAATAACTCAGATTCTTATCATTATTGTGGGCTTCTTCTTCGAAACTTACATCATGATATTTTTCATTCTGTTTATTCCACTTGGCAAAGCACATGATAATTAGGTATTCAATAACATACCAAAGGTAGAAGAATCCAAAAGTCAGAGCCACTACCCACCAAAAGGATATACTAAATGATAACCAGAGTATGATACCAAGTATCAAACCCGCTATACTACACTCAATCTGTTGTATCTGATGAATACACTCATGATTGATATCATCGGGTTTACAATCTTCTACTTTGTGTTTGAAGAATGAGTTATACACCAGAGTAATTGCTTTGTAACTGGGGAAAAGAAATACTTTTGCTACCCAGCTGTTAAAATGACATCTTTTCATAATTTATCTTTGAAGTTTTCGTAAGCATTTCTTAGCTTTTGGTCGTAGGCATTCTGAGCATACCCGGGACCATTGTATTTTCTGGCAAAGCCAGCCCAGTCCTTTTCTTTGAGATTACTCAAACAACCAGAGTTTTTCATGAAATAATACATGAGTTCTAGTTGATTTGCATGAGATTCTGACATCTTATGAACGAATTCGAAGACATCTTTACACCCACAAAGATGATGATTAAATCCACAAATCTGGAACATCCCCCAACTTGCAGACTTCAATGCACATTCTTCGTCAATTTCTTTGGCTAATTTGAGTCTTTTGTACTCGTGTACACCTCCCAAGTACTTCGATTTATCCCATTTAGGGAAGAAAATCGTAGAATATCTCTTACGAAGATAAGCTAAATCTCTGTCAGGGAATTTCTTATGTACTTCTTTGTACATAATGTGACCCTCAAAGAGAATTTGAGGCCTACCATCAGCTAAAAACCCATCTCTACCTGCTGCTTCTACCAATTGAACAGCTTTCAATAGAGCAGGTTCTAGACCTAAGCGAATAGCAAGGTCTTTAATCATTTCATTTGTTAGTTTATCCATAACTTATCAGTTTTAATGGTTCAATATTAGTAACGAAAGTATTGCTTATAACCCATTTTCAATATGTTTCGAGGTTCTATTATCATATATAACTTATAAAATAATGCAATATGGACAAGAAAAATGAATGCCAGATATGTGGCAAACCGATTAATTTAGAGGAATTCGATGAAACTAGAGAGATTCCCCAACTTATGGCAAGAAAACAAGTTTGTTTTAAATGTGCTTTTTGGTTTAATCGATTAGCTTATGATAAAGAACTTGAAAAAGAGAAGAAAATTGCCGTAATTACTCCCGATTATTCCCATTGGATAACTAGAATACCGGGAAGTATTCTAATGGTTCCTTCGGCTTTCGGGGGAATTTACCAAACTAAACTCCAACCAGTCAACACACTTGGTGTTATAGATGAAGATAAAGAGAAACTTTTCATCATCCGTTATAATAACATCACTCACCAAGGTACTATACCAGAGCATCTAAGAGATGCTTTTAAAGTAAACGGAATATTTCTATCTCCACAGGAATACAAAATGCTAGAAGATTACCGAGGCAATGCCTATGAATTTATTAAAAATATGATTGATAATGCAATAAACAAAGAATAATTTCGTATATTTGCATAAAGAAAATTTCTAAATAAAAATAGATATGAAAAAAGAAAAGAAAGAAGTAAAAAAGCTCAAAGAAGGTGATGAAGTTATCTTCGTATTATCAGGAAGACCAATCACAGAGAAAGTAACAGTAGAATCCATTGATAAGAAAGGTGGATTTGCAATGCTCAGTAACCGGGTAAAAGTTGCAAGAACTCTCGGTCCTGATAATACATATCCAAGGTTGGATGGGCAAAAGGGGGAAGTTCTTCCACTTACCGAAGAAAATGAAAGAATATTCCTTGCATACAAGGCTTATTTCTCGATTAAGAGAAATATAGAATTCCTTGACAAGGAAATAAATAATATGAAAGATACAGATGCTTTCGATATGATTCTTGAATTTGATAAGAAGCTTACCAAGATTATTAACAAATACTTCAAAGAACAATGATTACAGTATTAGCTATAATTTACTTGGTATGTTTGCCATTCACGGTATTCTTTGTAAAGGTTTGCTTAGATTATTTACCGTACACTCATAGGATTCATTCCCTGATATTATTTATATCGGTATGGATAGTATTACCTCTATTCCCGATTTACTTATTAACCAAGTACCTAAAACATAAGTTGCTATGAGATTCTTTTTTGATAGAGACGGTAATTATGCTGGGTCATCAATGCAAGGGTGGGAGATTCTTCTCCTACTCTTATTCCCAGTTACTTTAATAATCTTCTTCGTATTCTTACCTTTCTTCATATTATATAAGTATGATTCTAGAGAAGAAGATAAAAAATACGAAGAAGAACATCCAGAAATACTAAAAGCAGATTCTTATATTACCTGCTGGTATCCCTGGCATAGGTATTCTGTTGCATATACACTGGCTCTTATATTCTGGGTAATTGCTTTTATAATTGGGATATTATCTTAATACCCGTATTAAGTTGGCTTTTCCATTGGATTGTCCATTACCCAATAAAAGTTCAAATCTAATGGATATTTTTTAGTGGGGTTAAACCTACTGGAGAGTATAGGAGTATCATTGTTAGCAGAGGGAGTTGAAACTTTTGTAAGAGTATAGGAACCCAATCCAGTTGTTTTTGTTGTAAAGTATGAATTACTTGGTAAATTGTAGTTAGGACTAAAAGCATTACCATTCTTATCGAGGCAGGACCAAGATAGCATGTCGGAATTTATGGGGTATATGGCACCGATATAGACATTAATAGCATATCTATTTTGATTTACTATCCAATTCCTATATAGGTCACCATTAGTCATAGATCCACTTTCGCCACTAATATTGGTGGTAACAACAAAATAAGCACTCGTGTCTATTTCATTGATGGTTATGGGATTAAAACGTATTTCCCAATATTCTTTTTCTTCGGGAGTAGTAATCTTAAGATTAATTCTATTTCCAGATTCGTTTTGAGTAAATACACAAGTTCCAGAAGTACCATCGGCTAATGCCGTAATCTGAATCTCATTGTTACTCTTGTCTTCTTCTAAAAGATAGTCAGAGTTATTGATGCTAGCAGTATATCCAACACCAATAACTCCAGACATTTTACCATTTACATATTTAGTTTTCTGGGATTGGATAGTCCATCTCTCAGAGATACCCTGTCTTATTTCTGCATATACATCTTGGGTGGATCTCCCCCCCCCTAATCTAAGAACTTTATTTTCCATAATGTATAATGTTTTTAAATTGATACTGTTCCTCCTGCACTTGGTACTATAAATGACCCCTCTAATATCCAGGCACCACCTGATTTAGTATATACAACTACTTTATCTCCAGTAGTACATTCCATTCGAGTGCCTGGTTCTGAGTCATTGACCTCGAATGGAATCTGAATAGTATCAGTACCAGTTGCTGAGAGACCTTGCAGATACATCTGATCTGAAGGTGATGTATTCTGTGGCCTAGCTCCCCTGCCAAAGAGAAAGTAGCCTGTATATGTGGGCAATCCAGAGAGAGTGAATGTTGGAGTCACAAGTGGCTTTGACTTCTGAGTTACTGGTATACTAAGGTTAGCATCCCCACAGGTTAAGAAGATATGCCCTGAACGGTTAGCTCCAGTTTGATTACTCGATAAAGCGGTCAGGGATAACATGTAATGGTTCTCAAGAGTATCCAAAAGGGCAACGGATACTGCGCACCAATCGGGAGCATTACCCACACTGGGAGTTTCTGGCTTTTTAGACCCATCACTACCCTTTAAATAGGCCATCACAATGATTTGAGCAGCATTATATTTATCACTACCCAAAGGCAATGTGTTTGAAACCATTTTTATGTATCCAGTATAGGTAACACTGGATTCCTGAGTTACTGTGAGATTGATTTTGTTATTAGACCCATTTTGGGCAAATGTCAGAGTAGTAGACCTTGAGGACCCAGTATTTTCTGAATAGTTAATTTTTACATCTAAGTAACCATCTCCAACGGTAACTCCTCCCCAAGTAGCCCAACTTACGGAGGCTGAGCCCAAAGTACAAGAGGGTGTAGAGGTTGAAACTACTTTGCCATTTACTAGTTTCCTTTTGATGGAAGTGATACGGTAGGTTACAGTACCACCTTTTGAAGATACAGTATCTGTACCTGTATCTGTAATTGCACGTGCTAGTTTGAATAATGTTTTTTCTTCCATATCTTTATAAGTTTTGGTTTATAGAAAGAACTTTGATATTGTAATCTGCCAGAGGGATAAGGTGGATGAGAGCCAGGGATGTTTCATTCTCTGGTTTCTTTGTGTGTGGTGTGGGATATAAGGGCATACCCTTATCACGAAGAGCGATTTTTGTGGGGTACTAAAATATTAATTTGCCTTCAAGGTACCCCTTAATGCGAAAGCTTCGAAAGTTGTGGTACTAAAAACGGGGTACGGTTCCGTTAAATTTAACATTTAAAAATAAAAAGTAAGGGACAAATAAAAATGTTTGTCCCTTTGTTCTCTAATTATCTATTAAATGATTACTTAAATTTTTTATAAATTGTTCATTTAAACAATAACATAAGTATAGTAAAAAAGTTTTAAAAGAAAATTTTTTATAAATTGTATATTCAATTTCATTTAAATAGTTCATGCTTATTTGTTCAAGCAATAGAAATTGCTCTACATTAATTAATTGAAAAGTTTGCACGTCAATAATAGTAGATATTATTCTATGATTTGACTTTAAAAGAATATAAACTACATATAAAGCACTAACAAAAACAGCTAATAAGATAACAAACAAAATTAATAACATAATAATTTTATTTTTATGATAGGGAGTAAAATTTTACTCCCTATCTGATTTTCTTTACTTCATTGATTTTTTCACGATTTCGAGACCTTTTATTAATATCTCTTTCTTTTCTTCTTTAGTATTTTCACTTGCAATTGAAGGAAATGAAAAATCATTCAAAACGTAAACTTGTTTATAAAAATCAATAAAGCCCTCAATCAGTTTTTTATCTGAATTAGTTGCAATTGTAGAAAGAAAGTTAAAAGTTACATTTCTAAACTTTTTGCGTAATGATTTAATTTGTTTTTCATTTGCACCCAAAAACAAATCTTTTTTATAAATTTCTGTTTTTGTCCCTAAAGAAGTTTTGAAAAGTCCAGCGTTTTTTTCTTTTACGCTTTTCAATACGTCTAAAGCAATTAAATTATTTGCTTTTACGTTTGCACTTGCTTTTTCTGCACTCACTTTGTTAACTAATTTTTTTTCCATAATAAAAACTTTTAGAAAATCTAACTACATTATATTATTATAAGCGTCTAAAAGATTTAATCACTTTTAATACATATAATTAGATT